TGATATAGGAAATATAGAACAATCTAAATGATACAAATATTCCTCTACCATTTCTAATGGTATAATAGTCATACCAAAATGTTTACACATCCAATCATATGTTTCTTTTTGAGAACGTATTCCGTATCCACCAATATAAACATTACTGTGAAGATATTTTAAATCTGCTTCACCTTCCCATTTATATGGACTAATATATGTTTCATATCCCATCATATCAAAGAATTTTTTACCAACATGTTCTTCACCTTGTCTAGGTTCTGAGGTGTAGTTGGATAAAATAATAGTGTTTTCTTTAAGATGAGGTAAGTAAATTCCTAAATTAGCAACATATACTTGATCTTGAAAATTCCCCTCAGATGGGAGTAAATAACATAATCCTGATCCTGCAACAAAATTATAGACATCTAAAAATTGTCTATATGCTTTAGATCGATTTACTTTAATATCATCTGGTGAAAGTTCTTTCATCCAAATGTTATTAGGGCTAGATGTGTCTAAAGTAAATGGAAAATTCATTACATAACTTGGAACACTTAATTGTGACGGGGTTTCTTTCATTTTATATACTTTTATTTTAATATAAATATAAGTAAAATATAGTAGAAATAAAAACCTATATAGAGAAAAATAAAAAAGGCCGAGAAAAACTCGGCCTCTTTTAATTATTTAATTTATGATTAAAGGGTATTCAAACCGTGAACATAAATCTTACCATAGAATTCAGGACGTAACATCTTCTTAGCGAAACGAGTCATCAAACCTTTACGTGGAGTGAAGGTTTCTGGATCGTACACTAATGGAGTCATAATCAATGGAATATATGGAGCAAACACAGCACCTGCTTCTAAGAACTGAGTACCGCGGAAACCAACTAAGATAGTGTTTTCAGTCATGTATGGGTTCTTATAAACATTGTATTTGCTATTTAAATTACCAGACTTCTGTACACCAAATGCATATTGCATTTTAGCAACATTACCATCAGAGTTTGAAGCAAATCCTGGGATTGATTCAATGATGGTAGCTACTGTAGGGGAGCATACCATGAAGTTAGCACCACCACGAAGGGTTAATTGGTGAATCTTGTTGCTAAGTTTTTGAATCTTAGTACCAAGAGTTTGGAACCATTGACCTTGGGTGTTGTAGAAACCTAAAGTTGAAGATGGGTTAGTTGAAGCATCTAAAGTAAAGTTGTTAACAGCACTCCAATATTCAACATTAGAAGTTGGAACATCTTGAATCAACATATCTAAGATTTCAAGGTCGATTTCTAATGAAATATACTCACTCATAATGCTTGTTAATTCAGCTTCAGCATCTAAAGCTTGATAAGCATTAAGGTCTTGAGCAAATTCAGGTGTCCATACAGCCTTTAATTTCTTGGTCTTAGCAACAATTGCTTCAGAACGCATTTTTACGTTAATTTCTGGGATAGAAATATTAGCACCTAATGCGTTAGGGGATGAAACTGAAGATCCAGATTCGAAATCACCACGACCAGAGTCAGTAGTTTCCTTTTGATAGAATAATACTGGGGTGATATTACCACCAATATCAGTAGAGCTACCAGTAAGGTAGAATGTAATGGCGGTTTGTGCTGAATTAATAGTAGTATATGCACTTAGTACATTGGCAGGAATCATATTAGTAGTACCAGAACCAGATACTGTAAATGCACGAACTGCTTCATTATCAAGAGAGGCAGAAACTGCACCAAGAGTTGATAATGTTAATGTCCAAATTTGACCAGCAGCAACTGAAGCTGAAAGGCTAGATTCGTAACCTAAAGCAGCCCATTGAGCTTGTTTTTCAGCAGCTGTAGATGCAGATACATAGTTAGAAGCTGTAGTTACTGTACCATTTGAAGCTGAGAATAGGTTAGTAGAGTATGAAAAACGACCAGCACCATATAAACCACCAGCCGCAGCATTATTAGAGAATGGATATGCTGAGCCTGTGTTACCATACATTGATGTACCATTAGTGAATGGAGTTTTGGTAGTACCATATTGGAAATCCAAATAGAATACAAGACCAGAAGGTAAGTTCATTGGTTGAACGCTAACAAATTCTTTTGCTGCGATTTGACCAAATACCTTACGTACTAATGGGAGTGCAATACCTGCCCATTGTTCACCTGTACCAGCAGTAAATGCACCTGTACCACCAGTTGCAGATGCTTCAACTACAAGTTGTTTTGCTTGGTTTTCAAGCATAAGTGACATATTGTTTTTGTCTACTTCGCTTCCAAGCCCTTCAAGTAAACCTGTCTTGGTCCACTTGTTTGCTAATCTAGCGGCGTCGTTTTGTAAGTTTTTCCAACCGCCAGCAGCAGATTCTAATAAATTTTGAACTGTGCTCATTTTATTAAAGGGGTTTTAAATTGTTTTTAAATTAATTAATTCCGGCTAATTTTTTAAATCTTTCAACCATACTATTAGATTCTACAATTGGAGCTTTAGTAGCACCGATTGTTTTAGAAGCAAATCCCATAGATTCATTAATTGAAGGCTTTTTAAGTTTTAAGCTCTCCATTAATGTTTCATATACTAATTTTGCTTCTTTAACACTATTAGCTTTGTCAAAAGCAGTTAAAACTTTAACCTTTTGCGCTTCATTAAGCGACTTGTTTTTGAAAATTTTGTTTGTATAAAGAAGTTTTGCGTTTAAAAGATTAACCTCATTAAGTTCTTTTCTTAATTCTTGAATAGTCTCAGTTTGGTTAGCTTCATCATTAGCTTCAGCTACGCCTCCTGTACCACCACCAGTACCTTTAGGTGAAGAAGCTTTACCAGCTTTTTCTAAGAAAGCAGCAACTTTTTCACCTGCTTTTCCTAATTTTCCAGCTTTTGCTAAATCATGAAGTTTAGCTATAGTTAGTGAAGCTGCAGGAATACCAAGTGCTGTTCCTAATGCTGTAAGCATTAAGGCAGTGTCTGTTATTTCATTAACTGGTTCTTTTTCTTTTTTAGTTTTAACTTCTTTTTTCATTGACTTGTCTTTAGCATTTTTAGCTTTCATTTCAGCAAGAAGTTCTTCAAGAGTATATTCATCAAGTGGTTTAGATTCTTCTTCTTCACCTCCTGACATCATATCGGATGAAAGTTCACCAGAGCTGAACATGTCTTTGATAGTGTCTTCAATAAAAGACTTAAATTCTTCTTTAGACATGCTTTCAATGTTGATATCTTCATCATCACCTTCAGCTTCTTCTTTTTCTTCCTCTTCCTCTTCTTCTTCTTCACCTTCAGCTTCATTCATAGCTTCTTCTTCGTCTTCAGCTTCTTCAAGTTCAGCTAAAAGTTCTTCAAGATCAACCTCTTCTTGGTCGTCTGCTTCCATCATAGCTTCTTCTTCCTCTTCAGCTTCATACATAGCTTCTTCTTCGTCTTCAGCTTCCATCATGGCTTCTTCCTTATCGTCAGCTTCCATCATGGCTTCTTCTTCGTCTTCAGCTTCTTCCATTTCGGCTAAAAGTTCTTCAAGATCAATTTCATTCATAGCTTCTTCTTCCTCATCAGCTTCATACATGCCTTCTTTTTCTTCATCAGTTTCATCTAAGGCCTTTTGACCCATTGAACCGAATCCAACATCACCGTCTGCTTTATTTTTTCCAAAGCCATACTCATCAGTATCATCGGCTTCTTCCATTTCAGCAAGACGTTGAGATAACATGGATTTAAGTTGAGGAGTAAATGCTTCTTCTAATGCAGCTTTAGCATTTGCAATAGCAGTTTCCTTAACGGCTTTTGCATCGGCAATAGCTTCTTTGAGTAAATCTCTGTTTGATTTCATTTCCGTAAATTTGTTTTAGGAACTACGTTTATTAATAAAAACGTAATGGGGGATTAACTGTAGTTAAATGCCATATAAGACTGATGGCATATTCTAATATACATATATGAGGATTCTTCAAAAATGCACAGAAAGAGAAATGCCTCACAATAATGAGGCATCAATCTTAAAATACTATTTTAAGAGGGGTTAATAGTAATTTTGTCTCATGTTATTGAATATAACAGTATGGAGTTTTGTTCTCATTTCTCTAGGTAGAGATTTAAATCTTTCATCAGTCATTAAACCTTCTATATTATCTCCTTGAAAGTATTCTTTTTCTAGTTGATTATAAAGACTTTGCATGTCATCAATTTCAGTAATTATTCCTGCAATTTTTTGCATTTTACGAAATTCTTCAGATAATGGTTGATTTTTCATAGTATTAAAATATAGGGCAAGTTCCATTAGCACATAATATATCTGTAATAATAGAATTAACCTTAGTGTAAGGGTTAGGGTTTGATTTATTTTCGTTTAAACTTATGACTTGCATATATGATCCTGGGTTAGAAGGAGTAGAAACAAAATCCCAGCAAAGAAGTTCAAAATCGTCTTGTACTTCTAGGATATCATCTTTTTGTTTTAGTGATCCCATTCCTCTAGAAGATACTCCTACAGTAATGTTGTTTTTAAGAAGAGAAGTTAAAATATTGCCAGAAGGAGTAGGAAGAATTTCAATAACTCCTTTAATTACATCTCCATCCCACCATATTTTTTTAATATTGTGAGACACATTTTTTAAATTTATAACAGAAGAATCAGGATGATCTAGTTCACCTAAAGCTCTATTTTCTTCAACACTTTTTTGGTACTTATCAATTTCTCTTTTCCAAAGTCCTTTTTTATAGTATCTACCATTACCATTTTTTACTTCAGCTGTAGCTAATATTCCTTCTACTAAGACATTTCCATTACCAGACTTGGATTCACCAATAACTAAATTACTAGTAGGCCTAAATATATTAGTTTCAATTAAAGTCTGTTTCATATTATGCGGCGTCAGTAGGTTGTTCAGATTTAGTTGTACCTTGGGCTTTTTTAAGTGCTTGAATAGACTTATCAATAGCTTTTTTTTGAGTTTCTTTATTTTTTATTTCTGCATCTAGTTCAGCAGAAGCAGCAGCAATTTCTTCTTTACTGCGTTCATTTAAAGGTTCTTCTTGTGATAATTTTTTAGAAGGCTTTTTATTAAGCTTATCTTTAAGTTTTTCTAGTTTTTTAATATCATCATTTAATTCTTTAATTTTTTTAGGATTAACAGAATCAGCTTCAAGTTCTTTTAAAGTTGTTAAAGCCTTAAGTTTTTTTCTACGTTTATTAATTTCTTTATCAATTAATTTAGTTTTAGCTTTAACAGATGCTTCTTCACCAGCAGCATCTATTTCTTTTTGATTAATTACTTCTGTGATTAATCTAGCAATAATATTACGAAGTTTTTGTTCTTGGGTATTATTCATTTCTGTTTCTTGCAATTTAATTTTCTTTTCCTTACCAGGCATAGGCATTTTTTTAACACCTTTAGATGACTTAGGTACCATAGACATTAAATCAATTTTTCTAGGCATTCCTGTTTTATTTTCCTTTTCACCCAAATCTTTAGTATTTGATTTAGGTTTTTCAGGTTCAAAATTTTCAGTTTCTAAATCACCATATCCGCTAGATTTATATTTTCCTTTAGGTTCTTTTGATTTACCTAGTCCTGGGTGCTCATCTGTGTATCCAAGATCTTTAATACCAAATTGTCCTTTTTTAACATAAAATAATCTATCTTTAGATAAGTTTTTAGCAATAATAGTTTTTAGTTCATCTATAGACTTATCAGAATTTTTAACATCACCCATTTCTACTAAGTACCCTAATAAAAATTCTTGCCCATAAACATTATCAATATTATCTAGTGTTTTATAATCATAACCTTTAGTTTCCATATCAGTTACTTCTTTGGTAGCTTTTTTTTCTATTGCTTTAGCTTCCATTAAATTTGTTGATGGTTTGTTTAGGAATGGTTGGGGAGTAGTGTCAACTTGTCTAATATTAAAGTCTACCATTCCATCAGGATCTACATGATTAACATATGCTAATGCTTCATCATATGAAGAGAAATATTTAATTACTTCACCATTAGGTTTTTCTACAGCAAACCCATCATTAGGATTTTCTTCAAGTTTAGATACATTTTCATTAAAAATGGAAAACCAATCTGGGATAGTACCTGTAGTGACTACACCGCCGATATTTTCAGAAAGAATACCTCTTTGTTTTAAGATAGTAGTAACTTCTTGGAATGTAGAAGCATTGGTAACATGTTGAGGGAATAAAGATTTAGCTTGTTTAAGAAAAATTTCTTTATTTCCTTTTCCTTCTTTGATTAAATTATATTGGTCTTGGAGTGTTTTCATGTTATTTTTTAAATAATTTTATTAAATCATTTAGATATTCTACAGCTAATTCAGTACTATAGATATCATTTGTAGATGGTCTTTGTTTATAGTAATCGACAGTTTGTTGTTTAGCTTTTTGAAGTAAAGGAATTAAAATATTAAGTTTAATTTCTATTTCTTCAAATTCTTTCATTCTTTGAGTTACATGCTGTTTAACGTTAGCATCTTGAGTATTTAAACTATTTACATAACTTTCAACATTAAAATTATCTTCATTTAGTTTAGATTTCCATAAGTGTTTATACTCAATGCCTTTTTGTTTTTTTGATAAAACATCAGGATTAGCATCTTTAAAACCTAAAGAAGCATATGCTGTATCTTTTACACTTTTAATTTTTTTATTAGAATAAGCATATTTTGTAGCTACCCCTTCACCAGTTCCTGGGGTAGTAGAAGCTGTACCTCCAGTAATACTAGTTTCTGAGAGTTTTTTCTTAATTAGTTCTTTTAAATATGCTAGATTATTCATTTAATAGTTTTTTTTAGTTCTTCTAATAATTCTGAGTATTGGAGGAGATCAATAAGGTGATCATCCTTAATTTTTTGGTTTTTATCCAATTCAGTAAGTAATTTAGATACTTCTACTATTTTAATTTGAGTAACCTTATCTGTAACTTTTTTATTTAATAATAATAATTTAGATTTAATTTCATTAATTTTATTATTATAAAAATCTTTTAATTTAGATGTTGAATCTACAGAATTAATATATTCTTTAAGAATAAGTTTTTGGGGAGAACTAAGATTTTCGTATTTAGAATTAAATTTATTTAAAAGTACTTTATAAGTAAGAATACGAGTATCCTTATCATAATTTTTAAATTCTTCTAATAACTTATCTTTAGTTTGATTTTTATTGATAATACCTTTAGTAAGAAATTCCAAAAGAGTAAATTTATTTTCTACTATAGTATTAGGATGGATATTGTTTTTTGAATTAGATATTTCTAATAAAGTAGCAAATGAAGCTAATGCTTTGTAATGAGAAATTCTAATTTTAAAAAATTCTTCTAAATTGTAACTTTCTTTTATTTCTTTAATTAAGTTGTATTTTTCTTTCCTTAAAGCTGTTCTATTTAATTTTTTAGACGCTTCTAGTACTGTAGTGATAGCTATGTTAGCTTTAGATTCACTAAGATTAGGATTTTTAAATAGGGTTTCGAATAATTTATATTCTTTACCTAATTCAGTATTAATAAAATATTTTTTTAATAATCCTAAAGCCTTAGAATCATCACCTTCTAAAGTATCAGCTGTTACTCGTCGAACTAATAATTCAAAAAGAATTCCGGTATTCTTAAATTTTGAATGTTTAAGTTGCATTAATCTGTTTTTTTATAAATATGTATATTTTTTTAATCTTTTAATAGATTTTCATCTAAGAAACCATCTCCATTATTTTTTGGAAAAATATTTATCTTATTATCCATAGTTTCAAAAATGAGTTTATTTTTTAAAACAACAGATTTAGCATCTTCATTTGTTAAAAAAGTGTTAGGGCCTTTTTTTCTATTCCTAAATCTATTATCATCAGCACCTACATCTTTAAAATCTTTTTTACCTAATCTATCTTTACCTAAAGGATCTTCTTGAGTATCTATAAATGTTGCTTTCTCTACAGGACGACCTGGTAGATCGGCTTCATATCCAGTAGGAACATCAGCTGAGACTGATGCATATCTACCTTTACCATATAAAGATGCTAAGTCATGTGGAGTGCCGTAAGATGTACCTGATTCTAATGGGTCATTACCTTCGGTTTCTATTTGGCTTAGTCTAAATTTATATTTTTGGTCTTGGATGATTAGATCTCTATATTCATCAAATGTGTCTTCACTAAAGTTAAAGATATGATCATAAACCCAATCTTGAGGTAATAGTTTAGCGTCTAAAATATTTTTAGCTAATTCTACTTTTTGTGTAAGAAGAGCAATTTTTTCTTGTTCAAAAACAATAGAAGGATTAGTTAAACTTAATTCAAAATTAGATAAATTTTCACCAGTATACCCTTGAGTATATAAGTGAACTAAAGCTATTTTATATAATTCTGAGAGGATGATTTTTTGGATTCTATCAATAGTACGAGCAAAGCGAATATCTTCGGCTGCTAAAGTAGCTTTACCTTGTAGTTGAGCATCATATCCCATAAAGGCTTTAGGTACTTTTAAAGCAGCCATCATTTTATCTCTTAGGTAAACTACATCAGTAATACCATCATAATCTAATCCTTTAGTAGTATCTATTTTAGTTGTAGCATCTCCACCTCTTACAGGAATAAAATAATCTTCTAACATGTTTTGAACATTATATTTAAGATTATATTCACCAGTTTGAGGGTCCATATATGGAATTCTTTTCATTTTAGAAATAGTTCTTTCCATAAATTGTTCAATCTCATTTGGAGGAATTGAACCTACATTAATATAGAATACTCGTCTTTCTGGGGCTCTTACAATACGGTGAATAAGCATTGCATCTTCTACTAAAACTAATTGCTTATAAGATTTACGAGCAGGTTCTAAGAATGAACGACCATATGGAAGAAAATTAGAATCAGCTAATAATCTAAAATGAGCCATTTCATAATTATCCAAATAATATGCTGATGGGTTATCTGAGCGGTTAAGAGTAGTTTGAGTATAGTACCCACTTGCTCCTAGATTACCTGTAGGATCATATCTAAATCTAATAGAACTAGGATTATTAGGATCATATCCTTCTTCTCTTGCTACATTATATGCAGAGAATGGAATAACATTATATACACCGTATTTTTCAGCAATTTCTAATTTTAAGAAAAAATCACCGTATTTACACATTTGGCGGGTCCAAGACCACAAATTGAATTCAACATTTAATACGTCATAAAACAAATGATATAGTGTTTTTTGAATATCTTCATCAGAACTACGGATTTGAAGAATTTCATCTAAATCATTTTTAAGAGTACATTCATCTGCTACAACATCTAGTGCAGAAGCTATAATAGCATCTGTATCCATTACTTCATAGTCTTGGTAGAGATTAAGACGTAAAGTAGGGTAATTAGCATTTAAATTATAATATGGGGAAGAATTGGTAGTATATAATCTGGTAAAACGATCATATAGAGAATTGGTTTCAATTTCCCCAGTTGTTTGGATTTTATTTACGTCTAAAACTCTTAAATTATCTCCTCCAAGATTTCTTACAATTACATCTGTAGAGAAAAGTCGTTTTAGTCTGGTAAATACGTTTATGTTAGCCATTTTTATTTATAAATATTATAATAACCAGGTGATGTCTTCTCTTTGTCCATTTATATCTATGTTATATGGATTATTATTTTTACTAGGAGAATAAACACCAGCTAGGGGATTATTTGATTTTACATTATTCAATGCAGCGCGAGCAGCGTCTAAGTTTTGTTGTCTAAATTTTAAAGAAGTATCTCTTAAAAACATTGCTATGCCAAAACTCATTATTAAGTCATCATTATAACCAGATTGAGCTTCAGGACGACCATTTTTCCAGATAAAAACTTTCATTTCTTCTAATAAACGTTTTGACTGTATAGTAACACTTTGGTCACCTATATATTCTCTAAACTTATTAATTACTAAAGGTCTGGTTCTAAGTGACATTGTAAATCCAGGGGTCATTTTAGAAGTATCTGAGAATTGGTCATAGAAAGATTCTGCTGTTACTGAATCTCCTTTAGGGGAAAAATATAGGTTTCGGTATCCTCTTTCTTGTATAGCATCTAATGTTGACCATCCTATATTAGCATTCTCTACTACTAATAATGCTTGGTTATATTCAGTAGCAATAGCACAAAGTAAATAACCAAATTCTTTAGGAGGAAGTTGTCCTTTATATTCAGCTACTTGAGTATTAGTAGCAACATCTATTACATGAAATGCAGAAAAATCTTTACTATCACCTCTAGCAACATCTGCTACTACCATATAATCTCTAGAATAATCTGCAGGTTCCCATATCCATAAATTTTGATCGGCTCCTCTTCTTTCTAAAGGGTCTTTAATAGTAGTTTGAGATATAAATTCAAGCCATTCTGGGTAGAATACTACATCACCTGATGTATTAAAATCACAGTCACATTCTTGGGATGCTAATCTAGGATCACCTAGTAATTCATCTTGGCGTTTTCTCCATGCTTCATCTCGTTCAGGATGGACAAACCATGGTAATTTAATTGGTAAAAAATCATTTTCTTGTGCTTCTGCTCTAGCCCATGTTTGATGAAACCAGTTACCAGTACCATATGGAGTAGATAATACTATTGCTCCACCACCAGTTGCTAAGGTTTGTTGGGCTGAAGCCCATATTTCACCAATTCCTTCAATAAATGCTGCTTCATCAATTAATAAGAGAGATACTGCTTCTGAACGACCGGCATCACTACTAGCTGATGTGGCTTTGATTTGGGATCCATTACTAAGTCGTAATGATAATTTATTGTTTTCTTCGGCTTGTATTTTTAACCAAGAAGGTAAATTATCAAACATAAACTTAACCTTAGTAACCATGTTACGAGCAGTTTCCTGTTTAGTAGCTATACAAAGTACATTTTTATCTTTATGAAACAACATTAGCCACAGAGAATAACCTGCGGCTAATGTTGAAATTCCTAGTTGTCGGGATTTAAGAACTATTGAATATGGATTATCTTTCCATAAGTTTAATACTTTACCTTGAAAAGGATATAAATTAAATACTACTCTCCCACGTTGGGGATGTTGAATATAACAGTATTTTTTCATAAAGTGTGCCGGATCTTGAACACACTTAAGATATTCTTGGCGAATTATATCTTTTAAATTGGGTTGACTCATAAATTACATATGTTAATATAACTAATTATCTTGTTTTCCCCAAGTTTAGACCAAGAATAAATAATTAAGGTAAAGAATTATAGAGATTTTGGATATATTCTACTTCTTCAGGGGTATATGATGAATCTCCTTTAGCAAATTTTAAAGCTATACGAGCACCCATCATCTTTAATTCATCGTTAGTAACTTTTGGACGACCTCTAGTACCAGTTGGTTCAGTTTTTATTGCTTTTGGAGTTGTATATCCTGTTTTTTCAACTACACCTGCATCTAGTAAAGCACGTATTTGTGGGTTAACTGCAGGAGTATCAGCATTAGGACCAAATTGGGCTAGTGCTATATCTTTCATTTCAGCTCCAGGATTTTCTTTAAGATGGTCAATGACTCTAAGGAATCTAGTGGATTTTTGTACATTAGGAGGCAATGAAGCAAAAGCTTCTTCCCAATTGTCTGTAAGTTTATATCCAGTGGCTAAACGAGCCATTTCATCAAGTCCCTTTTCTTCAAGGGTTTCTTTAACGAGTTTTCTTAAAAGATCAAGTTGTTTCATTTTATAGTAAAATTTTGATTATAAATATTAAAACTTTAAATAAAATTTAACTTGTTTAATTCTTTCTTCTACAGTGCCTGTAATTATACCAAAGTTTTGAAAACTATCTATATTAGATTTAATTAAAGATTTTATAGAAATATCAATTAAATTACGATATTCAATATTTGTTTCTCTAACACCATTATCTTCAATTTCTACCCCAGTAGGAGAAATATAAAATATATAATCATATTCTTTAATGAATTGAGAAGCATAATTAATAAAAGACTGTTTTTCATTTTTCTCAATTGATTGAGCACATTCAGCAAATGCCATTACATCAATTATTGTTCTATCAGTAATAACATTTTCCCTCATTAATTCAGAACAACGCTCAGCTAAGAATATTGTTTGACCTTTTAATGTACTATCTGTGTTTAATGGGATACCTAAATCACGTAAGTATTTACTACGTTCAGTAGCAAAGAAATAATCTTTAAATTCAGGTAATTCTTTTAAAGCATGTACAAGTGTAGATTTACCTACACTCATTGTACCACAAAATCCTATTTTCATATTTTAAAGATAATTAAAATCTAGCTTTAGCCACACTTGATTTATACCAAGGTAATCCAATACCATCTTTTCTAGCTTTTTTCCAACTATCCTTGGTATGTTGAAAACCATTAATAAAATATTCTTCTTTACCATCAGGATGAATTACAGCTGGTCCTTCCCAGTTATGTAGTTTACCATCTTTCATATAACGTATTGTTCCATCAGTTGATGTAAATTTTTTAACTTGTAATGTTTGATCTATTGGCATAACTTTTTTATTTTATTAAACTTTCAGCTACATAAATTCCTTGAGCACCACTAACTGTAATACCACGAGCAGATAAGGCATCACCTACAAAGTGTACATTTGGATAGTCTACTAACGCTAAGTTTTTATAGTCTACTAATGGTTCAGGAGATAAATACTTTACTTCAGGAATATACATTCCCCAATCATCACCAAATTCAAATACTTTATTCATTTGGTCAATAAAGTTTTCAATATGTTCAAAATAACCACCAAAAGCATTTCGTACTAAAGGTAATATTTGTTTAGGAGATTGATGAGATTTGACTCTTTCTCCTTCTGAAGTATTTGATGGTTGTCTAGTTTGATTTGGTGAGTAATATATACCACCTAAGTTTTCTTCTGTTTGTCCATCAATTATATTACATTCACTTACTACTTTTCTTGACCATTCAAACGGATTTTCAATGCCTTTAATTTCCATTAAAATACCAAAATTGGTCATATCATTTCTGAATTGTTCACCTTTTTTAGCATGACCGTTGTAACTAATATCACCATATGTTTCTTCTACTGCTACATAAGCTGCGTTATTATTAGTACAGAATGAGCGTAATGATACATTATCAAACTTTTGATATAGTTTAAAATCATAACTAATATCAATTAGTTTTTGAAAGTATTTTTGTGGTGCTTCAAAACGGACCCCAATTTGAACTGATTTAGGTTCTGTAGGGAGATTATATTGATTAGATGTTTTTTGGGCAAAATCAATACCTGATTTACCTACTGCAAATATTAGGGTATCATAGGTAATAGCTTCTTTTTCGTTAAGACTATCTATATAATTAACCCAATTATTAGATAAATTTAGATTAGTGATTTCGGTATTCCACATAAAACTAACACCATTATCAACTAAATATGAATACCATGCTTTAGCAATCTCATGTAGATAATTTGAACCAATATGCCATACTGGGAATAAACGTAATCCAAAATATGGTTTAATAAAATCAGGTTCTGCTTGTGGATCAGAGCAAAATATTTCTTCTGGTTTAGGATGGAAACGTCTAAAGTTGCTAATGACTTGATCCATTAATTCCATTGCTTTTTCTTCACCACAATATTTTGATAATACACCTCCAATTGCAGTGTGATAAGTTAATTTACCATCACTCCATCCTCCTGCACCGAGCATACCTGTCATTACTTCTTCAGGTAAACGGTTATGAGGGTCATTACCTTTGTCTATAATTGTGATTAAGTTACCAGGGTAACCATTGTCAACTAATTTAGTAGCTGCATTTATACCAGCTACTCCTGCACCTATAATTACTATTTTTTTATTCATACTTTATAAAGATAATAAAATTTATTTAATAAGCCAAAATAAAAGTGGCACCTTTTTAGGGGTGCCACAGCTACCATAATTTATTTTTTTAAGCGACAGGCTATGAATCTGTCTATATGTTAGGGTTTAATTTTCAGTAATAATACCAGCTAATTTTTGCATTTTAAGAAATGATTCATTCATTGGATTATTTCTTTTATTTAATGTGTTTTTTAATTCATCATATGCTGCTTGTGATTTAGGATTAGCAGCAACATTTCTTCTTAATATTGCACTACCAATAGCTGCTTTCATTCTAGTAACTATAAATTCTGGGGTGTTTTCAATGTATGGGGCTAGAAAATTATTTAATGCAGCTTGCATAGACATAGTATCTCCTTTATATTCATCAGCTATTTGAAAAATTTTTTCCTTATTAGCATTAAGAAAAGGAACTACATCACCTAAATCACTTATAGGAGTAATATTTTCATTTAACATATTTTCAATTTCTTCTTGAATGATATTTTTTAAATCTGATTTTTTCATGATTTGTGTATTTTTAATTTTAGTGTTCCTGTTCCTTTAATAATACGATGCCACTCGTATTTTGGTATAAATATTTGATAATTTATAGAAGTTGGTAATTGGTTTTCAAGTTGTATTTGCCAATTTGTTTCTCCTATAATTTCTACTAAACGGTCTTCTTTATCACGATGCCATTTTAGTTCAATAGGATCTATATTTTCGTCAAATTCACGAATAATATAAGTATATGTTACTTCTATATCTTTATATGGTTTCATCTTTTTCTTTAGGGTGAAACCAATTTGAACACCATTTAGATGGATCTTGAATTTGGTTACCTTCATTATCTACTAATTCATTAGTACCCATATAACTTTGGTATTCTTTATTATTACAATAGTGCTTGTTATCTTCCATATAATAATATTCACAAACATGGCAACCAAATCCTACAGGTGAATACATGTAAGGAGGATATTTTTCTTTTTTTCCTTCTTTAAGTAAATCTACTAATTTAATCATCGTAGTGTTTTTTTAATAGGTTTACCAATTACTCTAAATACGGTAACACCTTTGATTTTTTTAATGCTAGAGTATATGGAATCGAGTTCTTCGTCTCCAAATCCTCCTTTACCTAAAAAAGGATGTGGGTCAATTTTTAAATAAAGTTTAGATTCAACTCTATCTTTATTTTGAACTGTTTGACTTGGATTTAATGGGTCTGTAGATACAATAGTAACTCCAGGTAAAGAACGAATATCAGAAAGGATTTCAGCTTGGTTACGAACACTAGTATCAGTAACTAATAATGATTCTAATTGATAAATATTAGATACGTTTTTTTTTTCTAAAATTAACATTTCTGTTAAGAATAACTTATATTCGTCTAGAGTAGTATATGGATTTTTAATTAAATAATTCCCAAATTCATCTCTAGTAATTTCTAAATCTAATGGAATCATTTGTTTATCACCAACATTTACTAATTTCTGGTCTTCTACTCCTTTTTTAATGGCTAATCTAATAGGTTGAGGGAGCTTGTCTTGAAGGGCTTTGGTTAATGAAGGAAAATTTTGGGTTTTTTCATATGATTGTCTGCCTCTTTCTAAGTATCCTAAAGCAATAGGAACTTGAGGGTCAACATACATTACTCCTCCATAAAATTTAATAAGATCACTAAATTGATCTCTAATAGATTTTTCTAAAGTAAAAAATTTAGGAATATATCTTCTACCCCCTACTCCTCCTTTTTTAGGAGTAAAAGAAAAGCCAGCTTCTAATAATATTTCTCTAATAATTTCAGATACTCCAGTCACAGTTCTACCAGAATATTTAGCTTTTAAATATTGGGATAATTTATCATTCATGTTAAAATTAGGATCTAAAGATTCATCATCAGATTTAGATGCAATATCTTGAGATATACTATCTATGAATCCATTTTCTACAGTATCATCAACTATTTTAGAAAATTTATCATCTACATCTAACTTATCTAACCAAGTTTTAGTTTTTTTATTATCTGGTTTTGCCATTAGAGCTTTTACAAAGCCTACTGTAGTTTTTGCAGCATCAGCACCTGGTATAAAACCAGCAAGGACATCAGCTGCTACTCCGGCAATTTTTTCTCCTTTTTGCTTGGTAGTGATAGATTTAATAGCTTTTTTTAAATCACCATATGTTTTTAAATCGTTTGCCATATCTTACCAGAATCCTGAGAATGTTGATTTTAGACCTAATAATTTAGCATATCTAGGTAAGCGACAGGACCAATAACTAGGTTTAGTTTTATCTGTTTTTTGAGCACACTTATGTCTTTTAGCAAATGCTTGACGTGCTTTTGGATCATTAATTTTTGCAGACATTCCTACTTGACCAAATGACACTTTTTTAATGTTTTTAGTTTTAGGATCTCTTACATAAACATAAAATTTCTTTGAGCCACCACGTTTAGGTTTTCCTAAAGGAGGATTTTTCTTTTTCTTTTCTGCTTCAGTTAATATTTCCATTATAGGAAAATCTAATGGTACTACTTTACCTTCGTAAACACCTATTTTACCTAGATCTGTGTTTTCAAATAGTTTTTTATCTAAATCTTGGAATTCAATAATGCCTTGATTCCAAAGATTACGTGCTTCTTGAAGTAAATTGACATGAGCATTTGAACCTGCTCTAAATATACTTTCATTAAGCGGTATTTTCTTGTCTATATGATATCTTAAATTTTCAGATATAGGAGCATCATACTGTTTCGCTTCATTTAGTAATGGCGATATATGACAAGTATTACATCCACAAGCACATCCCATAGTATTAGATTTTTATTATAAATATTATCAATTTATGTAACATCTAGGAATAATGTCTGATGCTAGGCTAAATCCTATAAATCCAGACTCAACCCCCTGTTTAAAAGCATTATAGTTTTCAACACAGATGTATTTATTTTGTTCACTTATAAGGAGTAAATCTTTATTATCTAAATAATCTTTAGCTAATGCTAAACCTACAGCCGTATTTAAGGCTTCAGGGCTAGATAAATCTATATCTATATCTAATCCAGGGTATATTTCCTTTAGAATTTCTTTTACTTCTTTTTCTTCAGGCTTAGCTTTAATTATAAGTGAAGGCCAAGGTGTTCTAGATGATAAATCTATATTATATTTTTCAATAAATTCTTTAGATTTAGTACCCTTAAATAAATCAGTTTTAGTAGCTCGACTTATATAAGCAGCAGGAGCTACAATAAATTTTCCTCGTTTTAATTCTAAAACATGACCTTCTATTTGGATATCTCCTTTTTGTTCTTTAGAAGATTTATGTTTAATAGCTCCTTTTAAAAATACTATTAATGCTATTTCTCCTTTACCAAAAGTAATATTTCCTAAAGCTCCTGATATATTAATAATAGTGTTTTTTAGGTCAGAGTTAAGTGAGACTTCATTAAATAAAGAATTTAAGTTGTTATTATTTAGTAAATCAGAATGAGTAACGTTAGGATTATCTAAATAATCCGAAAATTCTTGTAGTTGTTTAGATTTAATGACTTTAAATAAAATACTATCTATTATATCTCCAGTTAAGTTTTTATTTACAAGATGTTTAGTTATATTTTCTTCTAATTTATTATCTTCTTTGTCTTCTTTTTTATTAATCTTAGATAAATAAGCAATTACTTTTTTCTTTGCTTCATCATCAGATAAATTAGTAAGAAGATCTAATATTTGATCATCATAGTCTTTTTCTTCAATTACTAAACCTAATGTTTCTATAACTAATTTTTTAAGCAGAACTATATCCTTTGGGTCTTTCATGTCTGGGTAGCCCTTATCAAATTTGTAAGAAAACTTAGTAAAAAATGTATCAAAAACACTCATGTTTTAAAAACAAATAATTATGGGGTTCTTCTAGTAGACTTAGTAGTTGGTTTAGGTGTAGATTTACCTGATTTAGCAGCAGGTTTAGGTGCTGGTTTTTTAGATTTTTTTGCTGGGGATTTTTTAGAGGCCTTAAGAAGGGCTTGTGGGTCTGCAATTCCTTGTTTAACCATATCAAGTACAGCAGTACTAGCTTGTAATGTTTGTTCTAAAGTATTTTTATATTGGGATATAACATCACTTAAGCCTTTAGGTAAATCTGCTTCAGAGCCAGCTGGGAAGAGGGTATTAAAATCATTTGAAGCGCTTGTAAGGGATTTTTCAACAGTAGATAATGAGGAACTTAATTTATTTAAATTTTTCATTAGTTTAGGAGGAAGTATACCTTTAGGATCTCCTTTCATGTATGATTGAAAATTTTTAGCTCCTTGCTTTAATCCAGCAAATGTTCCTGAGGCTGTAGCTTTAAGTCTATCAAAAAATCCTTCTTCAATAAGTTCTTGTATAATTTGTTCTACTTGTTGTTCTGTGATTATATTATTATTTTTCATGATTGGTTGAATTTATTTTTATTATTATGCTGTTTCTTCAGGTGTTTCCTCAGGTGTTTCCTCAGGTGTTTCTTCTGTTGGGGTTTCTTCTGTAGGTGTTTCTTCAGTTGGAGTCTCTTCTGCTGGAGTTTCTCCTTCTGGAGCGGCAGCAGAGCCATAAGAAAGTATACGTGATATAGCATCTGATGCTCTATCTAAATCATTAAAAGTATTAAGGAAATATTTTTTACCTTCTACTTTAGCTATAAACCCATCAGAGTGAGATATTAAATAAAAAGATTGACCATTATTAAAAACAACCTTAAAAGTAGTAGGGCGAGGTGCTACCCATAAAATATCTTCTATAAACAAATCATATTGAGATGTAAGAAGTTTTTCTATAGTAATTCTTAAAGATGGAAATTTTGCTAATAATGGATATCTTTCAATATCTAGAGATACTCCTGTAAAAGAAGTATCTAAATCTACTTTTGTGTTAATAGATTTATATAGTTCTTTAGCAACTGCTTTAATACTATCTCTTAATTCTTTTTTAGTCATTATTTGTTTTTAGCCATTTTAGTAGCAGTAGCATACATTACGTTTTGAGCATCTTTACCATATCTCTTTACAAAATCTTTTTTATTAGATTTAAGAGCTTTTACGATTTTTTCTTTTTCACTCATTTCTTTTTTTGAAAGTTTTTCTATAAGAAGTCTTTCAATTTTACGAATTAATTGTTCTTTTAATTCTTTTTTATTTGGAGCTGATGCTTCTTTACCTGCTTTAGATTCAATACTTCTTAATGCTGCTGCAATTTTATTAATTGCACTATCATTTCCTGTTCGAATCATTTGGGCAAATACTTTAGAGATTTCTTTTAATTCACCAGTGCTGAGTTTATCTCCAGGAACACCCTGTTTGATTTTAGTAAGGGATGATCCTAATAATTGGGAGTTTAATCCAGGGACATCAAGACCTTTTAATGCAGTAACTAGAGCACTTGTATTTCCTCCAACTTTATCTTGTTTTGGGTCTGGTTTGGGGGCGATTTCTTTTACTAAGGATGAAAATATATCTTCAGTAATTTCTTCTTCTTTTTCGGTTTGTTTAAGAATTTGAGTTTTAGTAAAATAAGTAATAGTATTAGCTATTTGATTTGTGAGTTTTTCATCATTTAATCCTTTAGCACTATTATATGCTTGTTCTAAAGCATTTTGTACTTGTTTTACATCTCCACTTCCTTCACCCTCGGGTGTTTCTTCTGCTGGGGTTTCTTCAGGGGTTTCTTCTTCTGCAGGTGTTTCTTCAGGGGTTTCTTCTTCAGAAGTTTCTTCTTCTTTATCTTTTTTTTCAGCTTTTTCTAGTAAAGCTAAAATTTCATCTAATTCTTCATTGATTGGTTCAAGACTACCTTGTGGAGTTAAATCAACATTTCCTAAACTTGCTATAAGAAAATCTGGTAAGTTGTCCCAGGCATAATCAGCATATAATGCAGCTTTATCCGGGTCTGGGACATATTGGAGGAGAAGATTAGTTTTTTCTTCGTAATCCATATTAGCCCATTCAATATCTTTATCCTGTTTTTGTTGAGGGTTCATCTGTTGAATGTTAGATATAGGATTAGGGTCTTGAAGATATGAGTTTTCAGTAATTATTCCTGCAAGTTTTTGCATGCGAGAAATAAGATTATTAGAAGAATTATTTTCCATTGTATATTTTGTAATAAATATTATGATTTTTTATTTCTAAATTTAACTTTAGCTTTATTTGTATTAGAAACAAACTGTTTACCTTTTTTACTTCCTGCCACTTTTTTTCTAGCAGTAGCAGCACGTTCAGCTTTAGTTAAATTTTTAGCTTTAGAATAAGGAAGGCAACGAGTAGTTGCTTTACCTTTTTTCATAGTACCGCACGGACCAGTAATATTACCTTGAGTATCAATGCGTACCCATTTTTCTTTTTTGAACCAATCACGTAGTGATTCACGAATTATTTCACGAATACTATTGATGTCCATTTTATCCTTTCATTTGTCCTTTACATACTTTTACAGCACGACCTGAGAGGTAAGCGGATGATTTTTCACCAGCTGCTTTTCTTTTTTTTATGTATGCTTTACCAGCAGGGCAAAGTTCTTCCTCTAAAGTTTGATTAACAAGTTCTTCTAGCATTTCAGTTAATGATGGAGTAATAGAAATTGGGTTTTTGCCCATTCTTATTACATTTTGAAGCATTAAATATTTGTTTTTTACTTCTTCTTCAGGTTCATTATCTTGTACTTTAAAACGAGGATCATTTTGAAATATTTGTCCTTTAGGAGTACTAAGAAGCATTGCTAAAAGTTCTTTATAATCTACCATTATTTTAAGAATTTAAGTTTATAAATAGTAGAAGTAACAAGAGCAACTATTTCATCAATTTGATTTTGGATGTATGTGTCTTGAGGAACAGACATACGAAGTTTTTCTATAGTATTACAAAGGCTTTGAAAGAACATGATAATTTCTTCACAGCTGTTGTATTCTAATAGATCATATGTTTCATATCCAGTAATAATACCATATTTTCCTTGGTATGATTCTACTAAACCATCTGTTAAACCTATAATACCATCATAAAAAGCATTTAAAGCATTATGTGCTGCAAATGATGGGGTTTGGAGATGATAGACATGAGCTTGGGTGCGGGAATGAAATAGAAAAGAAACTAATTTTCCTAGGTCATTAGGGTTGTTTTTAATTAAAGTAATATCCATGTTTGTTGTATTTTTTTATTAATCTCCTTGATAACTTCCTCTATATCTGTCGTATTCAGCTTGGAAAGCATCTTCTTTCTTTTTCATTGTCTCAACATATTCAGGGTCAGTAATAACTGCTCGTTCAAACCATGTTGGGTTATTTCTATCAATAGTAATATCCATATTTAAAGCATTAGGAAATGACTTAGATATTCTTGCTTTCCAGTTATTAAGCATAGATTCTTTCCTTTCAGGACTAAACATGTCACGATCATCCATTGTATTCATTACTCCTCCAGATTCACCAGTAGGAAGACTAAGACCAGCTACATCTTCCCAAGTTAAATCCCCAATTTTTTTAGTATAAGGAGCAGAAGACATTTCTCCTTCAAATAAAAAAGAGCGTCTCCATTTTCTCATATCGAAATTATCCATTATTTAAGATTTTTTATTATTTAAATAGTTGCTCATTAAATTTCCAATGGCACCCATTTTCTGTCTTATAAATATCCATTCTTCTGTTGTAAATTTATGAGAAGTTTCAGTAAAATGTATCCCCATTAACCCAACAATTCTATCATCTAAATCTTTTATAGCAAATAAATAAACAGATTTACATGGATTTTCAATTTGAAATGCTTCAAGCCCATAAGTAGGGTCCTGGGTGGTGTTTTCAATTATAATTTCTCCATGTTCATATAACATAGAAAATTGTTTGCTAAATAAGGATACGGGGATGTTTTGTAGTGAGGTTTTTAGTGGGGTTACATTTGGGGTAGCAACCTCATAAAATACAGAAAATTTTTGAATTGATTTTCCTGTAGGGTAAAAGTGTCCACCATTATGGAATTGGGCTATGTAAATTTGATCACAATCAATTTCTTTTAAAATTAAATCTAATTGTTGTTCTATTAATTCATTATGGATAATTGCATCATGTAAAGGATCAGTTTGTTTAGTAAAAAATTTTCTTTTAGTCCATTCTACTAGAATAGGACCAAATACAGATGTAGTTAATGCAATTGTAATAGGTATGATAAATTCCATTACTTTTTTAAATTTTGTAGGTACTTAATTGTTTCTTCTTTATTTTCTAGCAACTTCTTCTTTAAAGAACCTACCCAACGCTCAACATCTCCAGCTTCAGTAATGTATGAGTTATTGGATTCATTTATTTCTTCATCCATCCAAATATTAAATTCATTTATCATTCCATCAATATCTGAATTAAGGATGTTTTTTTCATATTCTTCCCATAAACCTTTAATTTTAAGTTCTGTTTCAAATTCTATTTGACAATTAAAACATCTTTTATATTGGAGATAAAAAGGTTTATCATGTCTATTTTTCATAATTTTATTACAACAAGGACAAAATAAAGGAACATGAATTAATTCTTTTGCTTTATCTAGTTTAGTAATATTTTGTTTTATACCATTTTTAATAGTCCACACACGGTCATTTTCATTCCATATATCTCCTTCTTCATGAAATTCTTGTTGTTTAGTATAACCTGTTCCAACAGTTGTTTTTTCTCCATATTTACCTTTCATTAGGTTACGAAGACGTTCTACATCTTTACGTTGAAATTCTTTTTTTAAAACATTATTAGCCATTTTATAGTCCTAATTTTTTTAAATCATTTATAGTTTGTTCAGTTGATTCAAATAATATTCCAATACCACCACGAGAATTCCATTCCTTAATAGTGTCTTCTCTGTCGTCTATAAGTATTGAGTTTTTTTCAGAATAATTTTGTTTGTTTTCTCTAGATGCTAAAATTAATTTAATTTTTGGAGCAGGAGGTGGGAGATATTTGTTTATATGAGTTTCAACCCAAATTCGTTTTCCTATTCTAGATTCATTATTTTGAGAAGGAGCTGAGAGGAGGATAGGATTATATTTTCTGATGTATTCCCATAAAATTTTTCCTTCGGGCATCCATGGGATTTTAGACCAAAATTCTATTCCAATTTGATCATCAATTAAGTTCCAGAATTTTTTAATTCCAAATTTTTCTTCATATTCTTTAGGAGACATTCCTGTAAAGTAATCAAAACGGGCATCAAAATCACAAATTACCCCATCCATATCACAATATATAATATAATTTGGGGTAAGATTATTTTTATATAGTTCAACTAATTTAATCATTTTGTGATTTTAAATTATTTTCCCATCCTCTAAACATGAGATTTCCTTTTTCATATGCTTCACGTTCTAATTCTTTTAAATAATCATCTTCATTGATATTAAAAGTTTTAACATTTACTATTCTATTTTCTAAATTTTGTAAATGATGAATCATTTCATGAGCATATGAACGTAATACATCTTTTGGATGTCGCCCATATGTAAACAAAGTAATACATTTATTATTAGGATCATAATGGGCAGTACGACCTAATATATTATTAGCGTTTTCTACATCATTATCAATAAAAATTAATTTAGGTAAAGGATTAATATTTAATCCATTATCTATCATATATTGAGTTAACATCTTAATATATGGTAAATAGTCTTGAGTTCCAAATTTATCCATAGAATCTAACACTAATATTTTAACAGCGTATTGGGCCTTAGAAGTTTTTATATTATTTGCTTCAGTTAATTTTTGTAAACGCTTAGTTTTCTTTTTAGAAGTTTCTTTACGTTTAGTAATATATTCTAAAGCACGTTTTAAACGTTTTTTAACTTCAGGATCTTTAGCATTTTGATATGCTGCTCTAACTCGTTGGTGTATTAAATTAATAATTTGAGATTGACGAGCATGAGATTTTGACTTAAATGATGCTTTATTTAAAGTAGCAGCTATGTCTTCTTTAGTTTTAAATTTAATAGATACAGTGTCTTTAGGATTTTCATCAGTATACAAACGACGACCTGATCCTTTTGGTTTTTTACCAGTACCTGTTTTAGGGTCTGCTTCTGTTAAGTCAGTAGCTAATTCTCTAGCGTATTCATTTAAACCAAAGAAATCTTTTTTATCTTCAAATACAATGTGAGGGTCATTAGGATTATTAGGCCTAAACCCTTTTTTTCTCATAACAGTAATAGCTTTAATATCTTTACCTCCTTTTTTAGCTAATGGTATATTTATACTAGTTTTAGAATCAGTAGCTAATAATTCATCATCATAATTTTGTAATTTAGAAAATAATTTTTTCTTTGCTTCTGGGTTTTGGTTTAAGTGAGTAAAGAAATCAATAAGTTCTTGTTTGGTGATTCCTCTTTCCTTAACACGATCTAAAAAATGGTTTGAAAAAACAAGGTTAGCTGGGGAGAGTTGTGAGGTTGCGTGAGAACCTACTGCTAGAAGATCTTTATAAGTAAAGGTTTCTAATGGAGCATCAGTATAACGAACAGCATATCCTTCAAATACAGTATCGTAACCTTTTAAGTATGCCCACCATTCTCCATTTTTAAATACAATGTCATCATCTTTAAGACCACCTTGTCTTTTAAGAATAAGTTTATAAAGTTTATCTCTTTGTGTATCTCCTATTTTAGTTTCTCCTGTTTTTCCTATAGATTGCCACGATATAATTTCTACTTCAGGATGTCTATCTATATAATCTTTAGTAATTGCAATAATAGTAGACATTACTTTATATAAATCTCCTTTATTGGTAGTACTATAATCAATATCATCAGGGATTTGAACACCAAAATCTATAAAAATCCTATTTTCAGAAGCAGGTAAAATTTCTACAGTGTATATTTCGTTATTTTCTGTAGTGAAAGAGTATTGTTCTCCGTTTTCGGAAGAAAATGAATATGAATCTACGGGTTGATTGAAAATTTCGTTTATTGATAAAATTTTATCAGTTATCTCATTTTTAAAGTTAAAAAGTTTTTCTATATATTTTGTATTTCTAAGATTTTTAAATGCTAAATTTTCTATAGAATATTCTCCTTCATCTTGTAAACCTGTTTGTCTAAACTTTTTAATTTTTTCTTGAAGTTTATCTATTTTATCTACTAAAGAATCATAATTTTTAGGAGTAGGTTTAGTATTGATAATCTTATCTATCTGTTGTTTATAAGGTTTAGCCTTATTTTCTATATCTTTATCAGGAATTTCTATTTTTTCATATGTTGGTTCTTGAAGCCATTTATTATTTAATAAAGAATAAACACCTACACTAGCATTAGGTTCTTTAGAATTTTGAATATATACTTCAATATCGTTTTTCTTTATTTTTAAATCATGAGCATCATTAAATCTAGATTTTGCTGAGTCAAAATATTTTTTAGCTATTTCAGGGTCTTCAAATTGGTCAAAATCTACTAAAATGTGTAAATCAATATCTGAGTATGGAGTCCAATTGTAATTAGCTGAGCTACCTAGAAGAAGTATGTCTTCATATTTAATGTCTAAATCAAGGGAATCCCAAAAACGATTAGCTATTTTTAATAATGCATCTTTTACTTTAGGTTTTATTTCTAGATCTGAGAATACAGAAGGATTAAGGGATGTTTTGTTTTTATATTCTTCTATGTTTTCATGTAATAATAATCCTAAAGTTTCTAAATATTTTACAGAAGATACTTCTTCAGGGATATAAGGAGTTATATCTCCTTGAGAAAATAAAGCTTGACGAAGTTTAGTTGAATTTACTCCCTCTATTTCTCCAGCATTATATATATTTACTTTATCAGATTTAAATTTACTTTGATATCTACCTACTTCATCCTTTCCGTATGCTGCTATAAAATTAGTTTCAGGGTTAGCTTCAATTATATCATATGTATCTCCTATAGGGGAAATTCTGGCTATTAAGAAAGTAACTTTACTTTTATCTAGAATTAAAGGAGCATATAAATTTTCCCAAATGGCTAAACTTTGATTAGATGTTATTCCTTCATGTGTTTTAGGAGAAATTATAACATACACTTTATCAGCTATTTGAGTAAGTTGATTAACTACATCTAAATGTCCTTTATGTGGTGGTTTGAATTTGCCTGGGTAGAGGGCTACGGTTTCATCAGGGGAAAATTTTATTAAAGTTTTACCTGTTGTTTCTTGATCTTCAATAAGAAAAGGGGTAATAAGAGATTCAACTAATCCTTTGCAAAGTTTATTTTCTAATAATGAATCTACACTTTGTATTGCTTTAGCTTTATTATCTCCTTTAGCAGTACCTACTTCTCCACTTTTAATAGATACCATAGATTTAAATATACCTTTTACTCTAGTTTTAGATCTAGAATTTGTTAGTTTTTTAGATAAATCTGAAAGGAGGGTAGGGAAATCAGAATCAATATTGTAGTTTTGAAAAAGGAGTTTAATTTTACCCCAATTAGAGGTTTTCCAAACCTCAGTGCGGTCTGTTTCTTTAAAGTTATCTAAAGTAACTATACGTAATGTTAAACCTGAACTGGAGAGATTAAACTCGTATTCTTGATTTTCTTCTAATTCAGGGACATTGGTAATGCCTAATCGCTTAAATATATCTTTTGGGTTTTCTTCAAGGCATATTACTTTAGCTAGGCCTAAAAGTAAACCTTGTATTTCAGCAGGATAATCAAGAAAAGAATTTTTAAAAACAGATTCTTCTTCACTTACCGATATAATATTATCTATTTGAGCGTATTGGTCTTCAAATCCTATTATTGGATAAAGTATAGTTACTAATTCTCCAGTATTCATAAATTTTTTACCACTGTATTTTTCACTTTTAAATGGTACTATTATAGAATCTGGGAATGAGGTAAAGAATTTGGCTAGGTCTTGTTTAATTAGTTTTTTGTCTTCACCGTCAATTTGAACAATTAAATCAATATCTCCAAAATCTGATTTTTTACTGGTATTATAGGAACCAGTAATTTTAGCAGATTTAAAGCCAGGATATTTAGATAAAACTTTATCTATATAATCATTTACAGTAGCTTGTACTGCTTCTCTAGGAATTCTATTTCCTCCTGCTGAACCTGACATTATACTTTTTTATATTTAGTTAAACTAGAATCATCTGGTAGGAATTTACCTTTAAGGCCAAGTCTATCTTGGTTTTCTATCCAGTATTTTTGGATATTAGTAGGTATGTCTGCTCTAGTAGAGTCAAGAATTTTTAAATATATATCTAAAATTTTATTATATTTTTCTCTATGAAGATTTTGTTTAAGATAAGATATTAATTCAAAATAATCATTTAAAACATCTGAGGTAATGTTAATATTGTATGCTTTGTTTAGAGCTTCAATAGCTTCTTGTGGATTTGTAGCTACAGTTTCTCCAGTATCTTTCATTTTAACTCCAGCACCATGACTAAAAGTCATTCCTGCTGCTTGAAATAAAGCTACCATTAATTGTGTTCTATGAAGACCTTTAACATTATCTTTGTAAGTATTAGAATAATAACTAAACTTAAGCCAATCTATACTTCCAACATTAATATCAATTTGAACAGTTTTATCTTCTACTTGTTTTCCACTTTTATCATATTGGGGGAAAGTACAAAATATAGATCCACTACCTGCAGCTTTAGAATCAGTAGTAATAAGTTGAGATTTATTTTCTATATTAACTGCTACTAATTGAAGTACAGCTCTTATAGTACTTTGTAATTCAGAAGCAGTACGAGCTTTTTTTCGTATTGCTTCATAAGTAGATTGAAATTCTTTAGAGTCAATTCCCCATTCTAAGAGTTTAGGTTCACCTTGAGTAGTAATAAAATTATTAATACTAAATCCTAAATCTATATCTCCAGATTCATCTTTTTTACCTACTGATCCTAAAGTTTCAAAATCAAAATTTATTTTAGGATAAAGACGTTTTAATTCTTTAATAAATTTATCTAAAGTAGGCTGGATGTATTCTTTTTTAATAGAAGAAGTAGTGCCAAATACGTTACCTCCTTCAAGGAGTGTTTCCTTAAAAATACTAACCAATGATATCATTCCTTAATTTTATTATAAATATCAAGAAGATATTTGGATTTCCATAGGAAATTGATCAGATGATGGTTTTGGGTTAGGATATTCAAGTTTAAATAATTCATGTATAGAATTAAATAATCTTAAATTTTCTTCAAAAGTGCGGGTTGGTTCATATATTTCCCATCCTTTACCTTGAATTTTATCTCCTTTACCTTCACCACGTTTGGAAGATTTTAACCAAATAATACCTGTTTTTTCTATTTTTTCTTCAAATGTTTCATTCCAAGCTTGAGCATAAGCAGCTAGTTGTAAATCCATAGATGTATGAATTGAATTTGAAGTTTTAATATCTAATAACCATCTCACATTATCAATTTCAACAACCAAATCACATGTTCCAGCATACTTATATTGATCTGAGAATAGATGAATTTCGCTTTCAATCAGAGTAGGTTTATATGTTGTCCAAAAATCATGGAATTTAAGAATTAGTTTCCAAACATCCATAGAATAATTAGAATATCCTTCTTCATTTAACCATTGAATTTTTTCTCCTTTAAGATATTTTTCAATAGCATCATGTACTTGAGTTCCTTCATCAGCGGCTTTTTTAGCTATAATATCGGCATTATGTCCTACATCTTTAAGCCAAGTTTCAAAAAACTTACCTTTAGGCATGAATTGTAATATACTTGTTACTGATGGGTAGTAATCTTGATTTCGACTATAGAATCGATTATCTAACACATTAACTCGTTTAGATTCAGGATCTATATTTAAAATACGAGTTACACTTTTTTTATGTACATTTACATTTTTTTCAATCATGATAGTTGTAATTTTTTCTCAAATAGTTTTGAGAATGTTAATTTTTGAGTTTGTTGAATTAAATTAGTAAAATTAACAAAACCCATCTCACCAGGATCTTTGTCTTGAAGTTCTACTAAATATACTTTTTTACCTTCATTTAGTAATTCTTCACAGAATCCTAAGGCTTGTTTAATTGCATCTTTATCTAAAGCTATATATATTTTTTGTATAGAAGATGTTACTATTTTTTTCATTAAAGATTTAGGAATATTTTTTCCTAATAATGGAATTACATTTCTTTTTATAGCTAACATATCAAATACTCCTTCACATAATATTAAAGGTGAATTCCAATTTATATAAAACCCAAATGGAATTATATCTCTAGAAACTTTAGGATTTTTATATTTTAATGATATATTTTTATTAAAATTTCTAGCTGAGAAGTAATTTAGAAGACCATTTTCGTCGTATGATGGGACTATAATCATGTTGGCATACTCACCATATTCACAATATCCTATATTATATCGAATAATATCTTCTTCTGTAATGTTTCTTTGTTTTAAATAAACTAAAGCATGGCGAGCTGAGATTCCAGTAGGGGTAGGGTAAAGTGGGGTGAATTCTTTGGGGAGAGATATATGTTCAATAATAATTTCTTCATTAAAAGAAGATGATGATGTAACTAATGATTTTAGTTCAATAATTTTAGCAGAATCAACTTGAAGAGATTTAAATAAATTAGAAAGTTTTTTTCCTTTTTTACCACAAACCCAACAATTCCAAAAATTTTCTCCTTTAGAAGTAGTAACCATATTTACTTCTAATTTAGGTTTAGGGTGTTTACAAAAAGGACAACAATATGCTCTATTATTTCGAGCAGTATTCTTTCCAGAACCTAAAACAGAATCTACTAATGTTATAAGTAGTTGATCTACCATAAAAGATAAGATAATAACTAATATTAGTTTTCCAAGTCTTTCCTAAAAAACTTTCCTAATATATTATCATTGTAACTATTAACTAATAAAACATCATATGAACATTGGTAATTTACTTCCCAATATGTTAATTCTTTTTTAGTTTTTGCTATTTTAATGATTTCTCTTTGGAATGATAAATTACTAGATGTTTTAATATCATTTAATAATTCTTTATTAGAACCCCAGTATGTTAACCAATCTGATTCTTTTTGGATAGTTTTAGTGGTAGATTTACGGCCAGGACCAGTTTGTTCGGCTAATTCAGCTTTAGTTAATTTTTTCTTTATATTATGATAAAGACTTTTTTTTCCAATATAAAATTTACCTGTTATTATATTAGTAATTTTATATATAAAGCCAAAACTATTTTCTGGGAAGTCTTCTATTGATTTGAATTCTTTAATTCCCATGTTTTCATACCAAAACCAATTATTCATTTTATTTATAAATTTTATTACACTAAATCAAAGTTTATCATAATTGTAGTATCAGTTGTAGAAGAACACTGTAAAGGTTTACCTAATTTAGCTACTGCTATTAATTCTTTATTATCATTATATAAACCTACTGTAGTAATATATGGAGAAAAATACGAACCAGTTGCAAAATCATAAACTGTGCTTCCGGAAGGAGATGAGCCTGAGATTAAGGATGGGTTTTGGCTAAATTCAAATTCATTTTCTTTAATATTACAGTTATATTTGTTTTCATATAATGTTATTGAGGAAGAAAAAGAGATTTTAACAAATTCAATTCCAGGTTTTCCTGAGGAAAAATCAGGTTTATTGATGTCTTCACACCATTGGCTGCTAGATATGGTAGCACTTCCAGTAGTAATGACTGCTATTCCGTGCGAATAAAAAATATTACCTACTTTTACATAATCACTGCCTGAAGTAAGGTATAAATTTCCTTCTCCATCATCAGTTATAGGGAGAAAATTATTATTAGCAGCTACATCAAATTCTAATTTAAAGGTACGAGGAATAACATATTGTCCATATAAATTAGTAGGAATAGATATTATAGAAATAGATCCACTATCTGTTATAGATTGAGTATTAGTAGGGAAATATTTAGGGTTGTATAAAGTTGTAGAATTATAATTTTCAAATCTACCAAAAGAAGATGATGTTGAACCCGTAAATTGAGTTAAATATTGTTCCCAATATGGGGTATAATTAGAATTATATAATCCATATGAACTAGTAGTTAAATCTCCATAACGAGAAATATTATTAGAATAATACAATACTCTAGCACTATTATATATACTTCTTTTAGGAAATATAGTAACTATTCCTGTAGTAGGTTCAGATGAAGAAATGTACGTTATTCCATCTAAATTTAAACCAGAATAAAATTCTATACCTACATTAGAACCAGTAGCTGTAGATCCTGAAAAGAAAAATCCTTTTGTAACTGTAAAAGGTACAGAGATTACATCACTAGTTGTAAATTGTTTGTAAGCGCTCATTCATTAGAAATCTAATTTAACTCTTACTAGTAATTCTTTAGTAAAGTCTTTATGTAATGGTCTACTAAGTTTAGCTACAGCTAATAATTCATTATTATCATTATACATACCAATTGTAGTAATATATGTTAATGGATTATAAGCAAAATCACTCCATGTTAATGAACCATTACTGCTAGCAATGTAACTTGGATTTTCAGAATAATTAAATTCATTGCTTCTTGCTCTTACAAATACATAATTAGAAGCTAATGATTCTTGACTATTTAATCTAAAATCAGCAGTAGCAGATCTACTAATAGCAGTAAATAATCTTCTTTCGTTTAACCCAGGAGCATCAAATGATCTACTTGCATTAAGAGCAATTCCTCCTCCTGCTACTGAACCTGAAAGTGCTTCACCATTAAGTAAGATTACACCTATATCTGGGAGGAAATATCCATATGATCCTGAATTGGTGGTGTAACCAAGACCTGCAGAATCTTTTGGGGAGGATGTTCTTACCCCAGCTGATCCAGAAATAAGATTAAATGTTCTTCCTGCATCTGTATATGATACTACTGTTGTATATGCACTATCATCTGTAAGGTGGATAACTCCACCACTTGCTCCAACGGTACCACTTATAGCTAATGTTAAAGAACCTGCTAAAAGGTGTTCTTTGTATCTTGCACGATCAATATTAATTGCCCAAAAATATGAACTTGTAACTCCAGCAAAATTAAAAGAAGAACTTTCATCTGCTAAAATTAGGTTTCTATATTGACCATAAATAGTTCTAGTAGGAGATGACCCTGTTACAGCATTATTAAAAAATGCACTTCCACTTCCAGCAGCATCACCATATACTATTGAAAATTGACTAGCAGCACCGGTTGATGATGGAGATGATTGATAAACTGTTAAATAGTATTGTCCTGTTGAACTTCCTTCTTGGGTTGAAGAAGTAAAAAATGTAACTAATGAAGGATTATTTGTGCTCCAAATAGTACTAGATATTGAATCTACACTTATTACTAAATCTTGAGGGTCTAATCTTTTATATGACATTGGTATCTATTTGTAAATATTATTGTTGTTTAGTAATTGTTACAGGAACAGTAATTCTAGCACCACTATCTCTTCCTTCCACAGTTAATGTAGTATTAATAGTAGTATTTGATCCTGAGAAGAGGGTATTAACTGTAGTGGCTGTAAGAGTGAATGAGGTTCCAATAGTTGTTTTAGAGACAGCAGTTCCAACAGTAGTAGAATTATTTAAAGCGGTTGCTTGAGGAGTATTAATACCAACACCATTAAATGTACTTAATAATCGTACATCGGCTATTGTAGCTACATATCCACTTGTTTCAGATACTACATTACTACCTAAATAATTTAATGTTTGAGGACTAATTGCAACTGAAGATCCTTGAACAAGACTAACCTGTGGGAGACCTAAATCAAGTATCGGGAGTTTGGCTGTTCCTCTAGGAAGAGTTACAAGCTTATATTTCATAATTTGATTTTGATCAGGAAATGCTTCTATAACCGGCATATTTTCAATTGCTTCTCCATAATATGCTGAACCTGAAGGATGGGTTGGGTTATATGTAGTATAGTCAATTTCATCATCGGAAAGAGCAAATTGAGTTATTTTAAAGGAACCATCTCCTTTGGATAATAATTCTCTACCTTTAGTAGTAAGAATAGCATCAACTGTAATTATTTGATTATTTAAATATCCCATTTGAGTTTTTGTTTATAAATATATATAAAGTTTAAAATATTTTATTTTTTAATTATCTATCTATTTAATCCTTGATCAGTTCCTGCTTCAGGAATATCATTTAGTGAGTTTCTAGTTGTTATATTGTTAATTAAGGCTTGTGCTTTTTGTTTTTGTTCTGGGGACATATCTTCAGGTATTAGATATCCTTCTCCAATCTGGGTTTGGATTCCATTAGATCCTGATGGGTTAGTAAATTTAATATTTATTGTTCTATTATCATTTCTAGGGCGTTTGATAGTAATAACTCCTTGTAAACTATTAGCCCAAGCATCACCTACTAATGATGAACTGTTGTGAGGAATAGGAAAATCTAAAGTTGATGGATCAGGATCAACATTAAATTTAATATAAGGACTAGTTTTATAACTAGGAGGCCCACTGTAACTATCAGCTATAGTATCGTACCATCCCATTGTTTCTATACCATTATTATAATTATCTATACTTGTAACTCTGAATTCTTTAGTTATAGGGTTACCTGAAGATGCATAGGATACTCTTATTATGTCATTTACTTGAATTAAAAATGGGAGTTCATTATTACCGTATTGAACTAAATTAGAAGCTATTGAATTAAATCCATAATAATTATCTGGGTTGTTTTTATTTATATTTGGATTTAGTTTAGTTAATTGTTGTTGAAAGGTGGTATTAGAACTAGTAAGATCATTAGCTAATAAATAATTATAATGGTGAATTGCAGCTAAAGGTCTATTAGTTTCAAAAAGATATCTACCTCCAAAATCTATAAAACTTGCGGTATAAGAACTATCTGCTATAACAAAATGCCCACTTCCTGTTGCTAAAAAACTCCCAGAGTAAGTAAATTGTTGAGTAGTAGTTCCTCCTTGAGGTTGACTTGAAGGTTTTCCATAAAGATAAACAGGGAGAGTATCAAAATTTGCTTCAGTACCAGGGGTGCGTTGATTTCTTCTAGAAAAATAGGTAATTTTTGAAATTCTTTTATTACTGTATTGGGTTGTTGATTCATTAGATATAATTATATCATAATCTAATCCAGATCTATTTATAGTTTTAGAACCAGAAGGAACAGTAAAAGGAAACGGTGGTGAGTATGTTGTAGATACTTGAGTTTCTATTGAACCTGGGACGTTTGGTTTATTTCCTTCTGTAGGTAAGATTACTAAAAGTCTTCTTGAAGGAGGAAAAACACTTGATGCAAAATAATTTGAATCTAAATTCCCAGCTGAAGTGACTATATTTGGGTTATTAATATCAATAAGTTGATCTATATTAAATGTAAATGTGTTAAAATCTTCTAATGATGGATACCCATATGTAAAATGAGCAAAAAATCTAGGGCGTGATTCAATTACAGGACTAGTACCATAACTTGTATCTCCTTGCCAGCTGGAAGAAATGGTTCCATCTCTTAAAGTAACTGTAGCTCCTCTTTGGAAGTATTTATTGTAATCAGCTGCTATTAATTTACTACCACTATATTTAGATATAATATGTCTTAATGAAGAATAATTACTATCAGGAGTTTGAGCCGGAGCTAGATTATTTAAAACAGCGTTTAAATTAACAGGATAAAATGGATTAGTAGAATAATCTATATCTTGATAATAAGTACTAAGTCTATTATTATTAATATTATTAGTTAAAGGATAATAATTACTGTTTTCAAATTGATAATTAGCTAATATAGTTCCATCAGAAGCCGTTATAAATGACGGGGATGAGGCTGTTAAATTTATAGATCCTGTAGGTGAATTTAGGAAATCAGGGGAAAATAAACTTTGAGTAGTAACTGTTATATTAGATCCACTATATTCTCCATTATAAAATGAATCTTGGGATGGGGTACTAAAATAAGAAACGCCAGTTGGTCCATAAAAAGTATTATTATAATATGAAGGAGATGAAGCTCCTAAATATTCAAGATATATAGTTGGAGATGCTGCTGCACTTTTTGATACCCAAAAAGTAAAAGTTTCACCAATAGAGCAATTAAAAGGATTACTAAAAGTATTGACTGTAGTATTATTACCTGGGAAGAATTGTAATTCTTGTTGGAGGGATGAGGAAATAATAATTCCTAAACCATTTAAAATAACTGCTATTCTGTCAAGATCAAATACTATTTTACCATTATATTGTGTAGTTAATCCTTTATATGTATTATCCCATGTAATAGGATTAATATTATATGTAGGACTTATAAGATTTTCAGGTCCATAATTAAAACCATCACTACCAAAAAAATTAACTTTTGTATCACCAAATGCTGTAGAAACAGCCATAGTATCTTGTGAAGGATAAGCATCTGATATAACTAGAAATAAACTAGAGGTTGGGAATGATGGATTATTTACTCCTCCATTTTCCCCAGAAAATTCATATATAGATCCAGAGTCATATGGATAATAATTTCCTCCACTAATATTAGTAACTACTAAAGAATTAACACTAGAAGTAAATTGGTTGTATGATTGAGAAATGGTAGGTAATACCATTCTATGACGATTTCTTTCAAGTAAATGTTGTTTAATAATTATACCTGTAGAAGCATCAGTTTTAGCTGGTATGTAATCTTTTATAGTTTTAAATAATGAATTATCAATATATTTGATTAATCTTACATAATCAGATATATTGTAACTGTTATTATATTTTCTAAAATGATAAACAGCTAAAGCATCTAAATCAGGATAGCTAGTAAATGATTGAGAGAGTAGTCTTGGGTCACCAATATATTCTCCAATATCAAATCTTCCCATTGATGCTATAATATCATCATTAATTTCTTCTTGAGGAGAAAACCCAGCCTCAAATAAATTGGTATTGCTTACTACACTTCCGCTTGAAGGATATTTTTGTTCAATACTAGTATATTGTGATAAAATATTACCTTGAGCATATGATGAAGAAATTATATGGATATTGTCTGAGGTTTTGGTTTTAGTTCCGGTTGAAGGGATAGCATAATAGTAGGTTTCTATATTATCTTTAATAAAGGAAGAGCTAAAAATAGAAGGAACTATAGCAAATATGTTTGTATTAAAGTATTGAATTTTATAAAAAGATTGGGCTAAATATGAAGAACTAAATGAAGATGTAGGAAAAGATCCTGATTTAGCAGGATGAATACTAAAAAGATTTGAGGAATCATTATAATCTGAAGTGCCAACAAGTGGAAAAGTAGTTAATTCACTTCCTAAATCTGCTCTAAATGCTAATGTTCTATAACTTGATCCACTAACTAGTACTGAGCCTGAAGTAGTGTATGCATTTATAGATTGGGGATTCATTACATAATCATAAAAAGAAGATGTAGATAAAGGGGAAGCATAATATCTAAATTCTTGAAATGAGCCTGTAAATAAATTTCTAGGTTTTGTAATTATATCTCCCCCTCTTCCTAAAGAACCTGAAATAAATCCTCCCAAATATATCCCTGGGGGGAAGTTTGCAGTCCAGTCAGCAATAACATATGATGAGGAATTAGACCAAGCTTCATTGACACGTTGTTCATTATTAGTAAATGAGGCTGATCCTATATATCCTAAAGTATATCCTTCATTTTCATCATATATTTTATTAGCAGCATATAATGAATATGTGATTGTAGTTGCAGGATTATCAGATACTGTATTTCGTTGTAACATTACATTCCACCATCCTCCATCAAAAAATGGAAGATATATATCTGATGATGATTTATAAGTAGTAATACCTCCTCCTGCAGAAGATCCTGAAATATAAAATCTTAGGGTACCGTATTGATTATATGGATCTACAACTGATCCTGAATATGAGCCTGAGGTAAGACCAGAGCCTGTATAAAATAGGAATAACCCCATGTCCCATTTAGTTTTAAAATCAGTAGAATTAGAAGATGGGGATGATGTTTTTATAAATAAAGACTGAGATAAACTTCCAGAAGGTATTCCTGCTGTTTTGAATCTAAACTGGATACATGGAGGAGCAATTTGTCCGAATTCTCTATTTAATGTATTCCAAGGTATAATAATGGATGCACTTTTATTAGTACCAAAAGCATAATTAAATTTATCATTAAAATAATCATATTTAGTAGATTGTGCATCTCTTCCTCCAAATTCATTGAATCTTAAAATAGTACTTGGAATACCATATATATTTCTAATAAGTTTTAGTGCTTCTAATGTACCTTTCTTTTTAACTAAATATGGTAAATTATGATATATTCTTTTATATAAACGCTCATTAGCTTCACCTAATGGAATACGAGACCCAGATTGGAGAGATGCAGTAACATACGTTTTAATATATTCTATACCAGAATTGATTATAGGGAGACTACTAGTAGTATTAGGAAATAATTGGAGATTACCTTGAGGAGTAATACCTAATAATGAAGTATATAAATCATTAGCTGTAAATTGGTTGGTGTAGATTTTATGGCCAAAAGATTGCAATACAGTGGAAACTAAATCTTTAGATACACCATAATTTATTCTATTATCTGCTTTTAATTTATCTGATATAGCATCAGTATATGCCCATGCATTATCAAAAAATTGACCCATCATTTCTATAAAAAGAAAATAAGGGGTATTTAATGGATCATTTTTTAAAAATTCAGGTATAGATTGATATAGATTATTAGGATTCTCTAGATCATAGATAGAAGCAGAATATAGTTGTCCTCCATAGTATGTATCTGTTTCTATATAACTTCCTAACCATGTTAAAGTTTGCGTGCTACCTGTGGAGTATAATGTGTAAGGATAGGTTGAGTTTGATTTTGGATATGTGTATGAACTTGATTCAAAATAAAGATATTTTTCATACCCATCAAAATTAGTTATAATTTCATCTATTTGATTTTGTATGGTAGCTCTACTAGCAGATACAGAAAAAGATTGAGACGCAGATCCAGTAATAGAATTAGTAATAGCTAAATCATTAGTATATGATTCAATTTGAGATACTTTAGTATAAAAATTAGAAATTCTTCTATATGCAGATGAAAAGAAAATAAAATTTGAAAAATCAGTGTAATCTGGGGTAAGTTGGACTCCATTTTGTTGGAGTAGATTTTGTATATGTTGATATGAGCTGGTGAGAGAAGAAGATAGTAATGTTAAATAGTTTCTATATGGGGTAGTAAGAGAAGTTTGATCATTTAAATCTAAACTTATATTAGGGCCTTTTAAGTAAACTAAATTATCTACAACTAAAGGAACAATGGGGAAATCAATTTTGTAAGCAGATGATTCTCCAACTTTAGTAGTAATCCATACTATATCTTGTAATGAATATATAGGAGATAAAGGTTCATATAATTTGACTAATAAAGTAATTAAACCATTATTATTCTCTAATAATATATTAGTACCTATAGTATATCTATTTTCTCCAAAACTTAAATAAAATTCATCAAAATAATCTTCTGAAGAAATTCTAGTTTTAAATTCATCAAATAAAACTTGAAGAGTACTGTCTGAAGTAAAATTTGTTTGGAGTCTTAGTTCGGTTCTATCACCAGAAATTTCCTTAAGAAAAAATGGATTATCTTGAGAAGAACCTAATTCATCAGAAATAAAGTTATATAATACTTTAACTTTTCCTTCAGTAATTCCTACATCAGCTACATTTTTTATAGGATCTATATTAAGAGTTGAAATTCCTTGAGAAATCAACAATGGATCTAAAACATTAGACCAATCATTAAAATTACTATCAGAATATAGTAAAGTATTATCTTCAGAATAAACAAAAAATTCTACTCTGTTTTCTACAGGATCAAAAGATCCAGTAAATATAAAATTAGGTATAACAGCAAAATCTTTATCAGTAAATACAGGAGCATTTAATGTTTTAGGATCTAATATTTCTATAGATGCTGATGGGTATAGATTCATTGAGTGATAAAATTAAAATGTTTTTTTATCCATTTGATAAAAATAAGTTTGGGTTTATTCCTTGTTGGCTTATACCTACTTGGATTTGAAGATCAGTAATAGTTCTATTAGCATCTAATAATGCTGTTCTTAAATTAGCAATTTCATCTAATAAAACTTGTATACTATCATTAACACTAGCACCTCCAATATAGTTATCACTAGTAGAAACAAGATATTGATGAGAATTTAAGTCTCCAAATTTAGGTATATCAAAAAATAAATCTTCATATAAAGTAAAAAAACCATCTACTGTAGCTTCAACCATAGCAGGTCCCGTAGGAATAGCTTGAGAACTAGTGAGTTGTGTGAAAGTAGTATTTACAGTATTTAAAAATTGAGTTTTTTCAAATACTTGTTTATTTAAAATTATATTTTCCATTACCCATTAATAACTTTAAAGTTAATGTTTTGATCATATATTATAGTAGAACCATTTATAGTAGTTTTAACTAATACAGTATAATATCTTTCAGGTTGAAGACCACTCATATAAATATCAAAATAATTACTTTGATCATCTGCACTTATTTGGGTGTAGTTTGAGTCAAAATTAATTACATATTCATTGGTTTGTAAATCTTTAATAGCATAATAAGAAGAAGTTGGCAAATAATAATTAGTAGTATATAAAGAAGAAGTTTGGAATACTCTAATAGGATATTGAGGTCTCACATTTAATCTAAAACGTTGGATACTTCCACTATAAAATGCTTTTAAATTATTTGGATTACTAATAGACAATTGATCAGTATTAATAATAGTATTAGTAGAAGATCCAGTATTAAAATTATAATCTCTCCAACGAAATTCTAAAATAGGAGGATAAATAGTATTAGTATCTCGAGAGTAATATTTTAATTCAGTTTGAGATTGATTATTATCTAAAAATTCTTTAGATGTAGGTTGTTTTAATATAAAACCATTATTATTGATACTTCCACTATTCCATGCTTTTACTATATTAGTAACATTTAATTCTAAATCTAAATTAGAATAATAAGAGAAACTTTGAGTTGAATATATTGGTAATACAGTACTATTGGAAGATCCAGTATACCAAGTCCCACCACCAGCATTAGTTGAAGGAAATGAAGCAGTAACATAACTAGGAAATCCTCCTGTTGTCCATGCTGTTGAGCCTGAAAGATCTGACCAAGTCCAACTAGCTCCATTAGTAGTTATAGGATTATCTGGGTATTTTCCAGTACCCATATTCCAAGAGTTATATATAGGGTAAACTTCAACAGATGAATCACCATAAAGTCCAAAAATTTGGGCTTGAAATAGTTTTAAATATACCAAAAATGAACTTCCTGAGATTGTATTGGTTACAATATTATTCATTTCAGTAGTATCAAATTGAATGAGAGTTCTTGATACTTGAGGATTAAACCCAGATTGTGCTACTGTAGTGGTAGATGTTTCTAAAAGAGAGTCCAGACCTGTATTAAGGTTAGGGTATGCGGAATAAATGGTTGTATCTTTAGTGGGGAATATTTTATATATTGCCATTGGTAGTTATTTTTTTATTAATATGGAACTATTCTTCCTTTTATATCAATATTAGGATATTTAACTTCAAAAATCATAGGATCTACTGATGGGTAAACAATTCTATTAATAGTAGCTCCTTGAGTATCATATGCGTATTGACTATAATCCCCATCATTTGAGGTTAAATTTACTATTTGTACATTTTTAACTGTTTGGACTCCTTCTATTGCATCTAAAGCACTATATATATCTCCTAAAAGAATAGGTTGATTAATTTGCCAATTATCATTAAAAAATATTTTATTTAAAGTATTTATACATGAAGCTAAAACAGTATCTCCTACACTATTAGGTCTAACTACTATATCAAAATTAATTCCTATATTAATAATAAATGCATCTTTAATTTTAATAGTATCACTAATACTTCTATATTGCGATAAGTATGTTTTAAGATTTCTTTTTAAACTATCATTAGCAATAGTAAAATTACCTTGTCTATTTTTACTTAAAATATATAAATTTAATATAGAAGGAGTTTCTCCTTGTTGTAAAGTAGTTAATTTTTCAGATGTTACAAAAGCTTTAGATATAGTCCCTAATTCAGCAGGAAGGCTGTAGGCTCTAATAATATAATCTTCAGGTGTAACAGCTCTAAGTTGAGATTGAAAATTACCTAAAGAATTTTGTTTTATTTCATTTAATGTATCACCATCTCCTCCCCCAGAAGCTGCAGATGGGTTAGTAGCTGTAACTGAATTAACTATTATGTTGGATAGAGATGAGTCTAATCCTATGGTTTTAAATGTGAGAGAAGCTTTACTAAATTGAGTAAGAGAATTTACGGATACATTTCCTGAAGTGCCGTTTGAGGTTAAATATCTAAAGTTTAAAATAGTATTAGATGGAGATATACCGTATGTGTTTGAAAATATAAAATTAGTAGGAGAAAAAGCAGTTGTAAGTTTACTTTGTCCAATTGTAAGTCCTAATCCTACATTATCAGGATTAGGAATAATTTCTTCAGTAGTATTATTTGTTCCACCATTTCCAAATTGAATTTCTAATGTAGTATTATTAATAAATCTAGTAGCAAATCTACGTTCTACTTTTTTTAATTGAAGAAGATTTGGTGTATCTGATGTATCAGTGGGAATACTATTAGGGTCATTAGTAGATGTATTAGCTTTAATATCATATATAAAATCTTGAGCAAGATTATCTACTTCATACCAAACATTTCCTCCAGTATCAGTGCAAGATTGAATATTAACTATATTAGTATCAGTAATTAAAACAGTAGGAAATTCTTGTGCTCCACCAAATGAAAATGATTTAGTTTTAATAGTACCTTCAACAGCTTGAACTGATTTTTTAGCTAGAAAGTAGGTAGGAACCCCGTTACTTACTGTGTAAACAGTAATTTCAGTAGGATCTAAAGAACTACTAAAAGAAAAATCTACTTTATTTAAAGTATTAAAATTAGTAGAAACACCAAAAGCAGTAGAAACAACAGTTCCCTGAGGAATAGTTAATGCATATGAGTAATCAGGGACTTGAATACTTCCTGAAGCAATGGCCGGGAGTTGTTGGTAAAAATCAATAGTAGTAACAGCTGGGGTGGCTACTTTTGGTTTATAACCTAAAAGATAAGCTAAAGCATATATATTTTCTTCTTGCTTAGCATACTGTATAAAGGTTTCTTGAACTTGATTATCTAAATAAAATGACAAGATATCACCTACATAAGCAGCCATATTAATAAACATCATACCTGTAGATGAGGGGCTAAAATCATTATAGGTATTAGGAAAATATGTTCTAGCGTAATTAACTAATGAGTTTTTTAGAGTTTCAAAATCTCTAGAAAAATAGTTTATTTGAGGTGTATTAGATGCCATTATAAATTAAAATTGTAAAGTTATTTGGTCATTACCAAAATTTAAAATATTATACGTAATAACTATTCTTATTTGACTATAATTTTCATTTCCATAAACATCTACTTGTTGTACTTTAATACTAGGAAAAGCAACAGTAATTTTATTTTGAATTATAGTTTTAATAGATTCAAGATTTTGAGTATTAATTTGTTCAAAAATAAATTTGGGTAATCCTGCTCCAAAATCTGGGTTGAGGTATGATTCTCCAGGGTTGGTCATTAGATAATTTATTAGATTATATCTAAGTTGTTCCTTTACAGTGTACGTAGGAGGAAATACTCCCCCAGAACTAATAGGAAAAGCAAATCCTATAGTTTTATATCCTAAAGAATCTAAAGCAAATTTATTTTGTATAATAATAGCCATTATCTATTCATTAATCCTAGAATTTGATCTAGATTTACTTCGCCTGCTGGGAGGGAAGAACCTTCACCCGCAGTATTAATAGGAGGTGGGGTATAAGTTGGTTGGACATGTGATGAATTAGCTGTAACCATAGTATCAAATTCTCCTCCAATCATGGTTCTTAAATTACGTTTAATATCTGGGTTGAGATTATTTGATGTAGTTTTTATATTAAAAGCTAAAGGATTAGTATTCTCAGAAACTACAGTTTTAGGAGCACGTACTGCTTCAAGAAGTATGTCTTTTAATTCATCTTGAATAGCTTCTCGTACTGCTTCTTTAATTAATTTTTTTAAAATATCGGTTTTCATCGGTTATAAATATTTTATTAATAAATTTTTATTGTGGATTGTTTGATGATGGTGTAAAGTCGTTTAAATAATCATCAATAGCAAATTTCATAGTATCAATTAATATTTGAGCATTAGAACTAAATGAATAATCCCCAATAATTTCTATATTAGTAGTAGGATTAAAAGCAATAGGTCTTCTTCTAGGTATAGTAGAAAGAGTTTCTATAGGATTATTTTCTATATTAATTTCAAATCCTTTATACATTATTGGTAGTGATATTTCTATTGGGGAAATAGAGGTATTTGTAGGATTTATAGATACTATATCACCAACGCTATAATTATTACCAGCAGTTGAAATAGAAAATCCTTTTATAGATCCTTTATTATCAACAGTAATTTTAATTAATGATGAAGAATTATTTCCTTTAGTAAGAGAAAGTAATTTTGAAGGATTATAATTAGCACCTTTATTTAAAATTTCAAGTCCATTTACTCCTCCATTTATATCTGTAGAAGCAATTCTTGCTGCTCCTATTACTGGAGGAAGTATTGAGGTATCTAGAGATGGGAAACTAAATGAATTTATCTTATTGACAAATTCAGAAATTATAGCTTGGGCTTCTTCTGGGGAATTTGCTTCTTCAACTGCAATTTTTGAAGCACACAATTCAATAGCTTGGTCTAATAAACTTACATATTCTAATAAACTTTCTACGGTAGATTTTATAACTCCAATACCTCCTACTATACCATCTACAATACCTTTTAATTTATCAAGTTCTTTATCTGCTGTTCTAATACCATCTCCAATTAAAGTAATAATATTTGCAGGAACACCTATACCTGGAGGAATAGCCACTGGGAAGGGGAGGAGTTTAAGGACTGTTATTACAGTATCTAAAACCCCTAATATGGTAGATATTGTAGCCCCAGTTTTGTTAACACTAGAAATAGCTTGAGTTACTTCTGTTAAAACTTCTTGGACCTTATTCTTTTTTTCTATAAGTTCTTGTAATTTTTCTTTATTAGGACAGGATTCTTCTAAATCAGCAATAATTCTATTTATAGCTTTTTCTTGTAAATTTAAAGAAACAATTACTTGTTTTAAAACTGATACTATTAATCCTCCTAAACCTGGTGGTATGCTGGATTTTAAACCTTGGGATTTTGCTTGTTGTTTAGCGGCTTTAATTTTAGCAACAGTTTCTTTAGCTTTTAAAGCAGCCGCGGCAACAGCAGCGGCTTTAGCCTTTGCAGCTTCAATTTTAGCTGCGACTTCAGCTGCTTTAGCTGCTGCTTCTTGAGCTTTTAAAACTTTTTCTCCTACAATTTTTTTTAAATCTTCAGCCATAATTATTTAGTTTTGCTAATTTTAGAAAGTAAAGATTGCAATTGACCCTGATATTTTTGAAGATTGGTATTAACTTGTATAGCAGCAGTATTTAAAGGAACAAATGGTACTCCTGGAGGGAGGCTAGCTAAAATAGAGAACTGAGTACAGAGGGTTTGCATATCTATTAATAGACTAGATAAAAGATTTATTGTTTTATCACCTAACAATAATGGAGAAGCTTGGGATTCATCATTTGTACCTAAAATTATTTTAGGAGATTTTACTATAAATGTATCTTTAGCATCAATATTAACACTTCCTTTAGAGCTAAGACCAATAGATTTAGCTCCACTTAGTAAAGTATGATCATCCTTACTATTAATAAGGATTCTATTAGAAGTAATTATTATTTGTTCTTTAGTATAATCCTTAGGAGCAATAGGTTCAGTCCCAGCAGCATATGATGAGTATTCTTTACTAGAAACATCAATATTTATTTTTTGAGTTGATGTTAAATAAATACTAGATTTATCTTTATTTATATCTTCAGTTATTGTATCCCATGGTTCTTTACCATTATCATAAAATCCATTTCTTAATATAGTTATTGGATCTCCATTTTCAGGAAATTCAGACCAAGGATTTTCAGAACCTAAAACTGTACTACTAAATCTTAATGAATTTCCAAATCTACCTTCATATATAATATCTCCTTCAAAAGGTTGTAGTGATTGAATATTTGACTTTTCTTTAAAATATAATCCTAATTCTATATCATGGAATTCATCATTTACTTGATTTGGGTCTCCATTTTCAGTATCTGAGTAGTTTTTATTTAGAGAAGGTGGGGTTTCGGGGAAGAAAATTTCTTCAGGAAGAGCATTATGGTTAAGATTTCCCCAAATATTAATTGGAGATATATAATAATAAGTAAAATCGTTAGTACTAGCAGTTTGTTGATTAGTATCTACTAAACCGTGAGTAGTAGTTGCTAAAATTAATACAACTTCTTTTTTTAATGGGAAGTTTTTTATATTAGCAAATAAAGGTCTAGCTACATTGGTCCCTCCTTGATTGTTATCTCCAATTGGAGCTTTTAAATCAGCAAATATTATACTACCTAAAGTAATTTCTTCATTAATACTTCTATATAAATCACCATCATAATATTCTTTAATACTTTCAGGAGTAAGAAAAATATCTATAACTCTAGCAGGAATAAGTCCACCACCTCCACCTCCACCAGTTGAAGAAGGGGAAGATTGTTGTATAGAATTAAGTAAACCAAATTTAAGCATCTCCTTCTGATTTAAGTTGGTCTAACTGAGATAGAAGTTGTTGTTTTTCTTCATCAGATATACTAAAACTATCTGTAGAAGTAGAATTTTGGAGGGCTCTTTGAATAATAGTAGCCATTTTGATGAGTTGTTCATCATTTTTAACTCCTATTTCTAGATATTCCTTAATTAAAGGAACTATTAAAGTAGCATCTCCTATTTCTTTAACAAGAGGTTTTAATTCACTGATGAGTGCAGAAATCTGTTTTTCTTTTTTCTTTTGATTATCATATATTTCTTCTAAAAGATCAGAAAAACTTTTTTTACCAAATATTATTTCGTCTAAAGAACCCATATTTTTTCTTTATAAATATAGGTAAAATTAAGACTCAAAATATCCGTTTTCTAAATAAAAAGCATATTTATTTTTAAATAATTCATGTAAATAAACTGCTATTTTAGTTATTTTTGGAGTTTTAATATCTATAATTTCTCTAATATAAATATAAAGAGCTTTTTTATTAAAAATAATTAAACTATCTCGTTTTCTAAATAATTCTAATATAGCATCTGCTATTTGAGCATCTGTTTCTTTTGGGAATAATTCATATATATTTTTAGAACAATATTCTACAAATAAATCTATAAATTTAGATAATTCATCTTGGTCTGGGGGTGTAAGAACTGGAGAAGAAACAGTTAAATCTCCTATAGGTTCATTATAAATTGAGGTTTTATTATAATCTATATAATCATCATTATCTAAACCACCATCTCCCATATCACTTAATGAAAGAGTATCTATTCGTTTTTTATAGTTTTTAGTATTAGAAATTATAAGATAACGCTTAGCAATAGTACCAAAATAAGAATATGCTTTTCCTTTATCTTGATTATAAAGATGCATTTTAGATAATAAGAAAGTAATAACTTCATGTTGAAGATCCTCCAAATGATCTACTTCAGTATAATAAAATTTAAAAGTATGAATTATATTTTCTGTTAATTTAAAGAAAGCATAATGTATTCTTTCATTATATATTTTATTCTTTACATGGTAATCCTCACAATTATTATACTCTAATATTGCTAACTCAGTATCATGAGTAAAATAATTTTTTCCCTTTTTTACTTCAGCCATAATTTAATTAATCCATTTTAAATTGGTTTAATAGTGCCTGAAGGGTTTGAATTTCTTTAAAAAACCATCCTATTTCATCATCACTTGTGAATATACCTTTGGCATCTATTTCTTTAATACGTTTATCTGATACATCTATTTGGTGTTTTAATTTATCAACATATTCTTTATATGATACTATAATATCTTCTGCTTTTTCATTTTTAATTAGAAGATTATAAGTTGTATATCCTAAAATTACAACTAAACAACTTAAAATAGATATAGCTATAATCATAAATTATTTAATATATTTTTTAATCCTTCACTTTGTAATGTACCTAATGCTTTAGTTTTAATAGGAGTTTTTTTCTCTTCTTTATTTAAAGCAAAATTTGTTTTTTTAGTTTCTATTCCATTTTTGAATTTAGGTAACCATTCTTTTTCAAACTCAATACGTGCAGCCATTAAATCTGCTTGATGAATAATAAATGGAAGAGCAGTTCTAGGTTTTTGTTCCGGTGCCCAAGTCATTAAATATTTTTTATTACCTTCATCATATAAACCATCATGTGTTTGAATAGCAATCATTTCATTAAACGAATACTGAATCCCATGAGATTGGAGTAAAAATAATCCTCTGTCAGGCACTGATGAAAATGGAAGTTTATTATTAAAAGTATAATCTTCTCCAAGTTTATCTTTACGCCATTGATCAGTTTGAGGAATATATGATTCATGTTCTGAATCTCCTAGTTTACCTAGGTCATGATTTAAAGCAGCAAATATTAATTCTTCTTTAGTATAAGTAGAATCATCTACTCCCATTTCAATCCACACATCATTTAATTTAAGAGCACAATCTATCACTCGTAATACATGATCAACATACCCTCCAGGAAAAGCATTATGATATTCTTTTTTATGAGATGCAGGCATCATCATAATGCGTTCTGAGTATTGAGAGTAAAAATCAAGTAGTTGTGAGCGACGGGGCTCACTAATAAGTGTTTTAATAATTTCTTCTAGGTTAACCCAATTATTTTGGATTTCTTCTGCTGTTAATTTCATAACTTTTATTATTTTAAAAATTAAACTCTATTAATTTCATTAGGGCCCATAGGCTCTCTTTCAATCATAGATTTTAAATCTTCTAAAAGACCTTCAGCGTCATTTACTGTGGAGTGAAAATCTTCAACAGTAGTATTAGGACGGGTAGTCATAACTTTTAAGGTTTTCATAATACCTTCTAAACGCTCTATTTTCATAAAGACTAAATCACGGTTTCTCATTTTATTTATTTTTAATTAGTATTAATTAATATATATTATTATTCCCCTTCAGACAAGTTCATTTTGAGAAGTTTTGTTCCTTCATCAATAAACTTTTTTAAAACAGCACATTTTTCATAATCTTCAATTTCAACATAATGATTTAATGTTTTATTACATGCTTTTATAAAATTAGAATCTATCTTTTTACAAAAAATATCATAATGTTGTTTATCTTCTAGATTAACTTTTTTAAGAAAATTATAAGCAATATTAAAACTAGAAGGAGAAGGATTAAGATCTAATTGTTTTGTATTATTCTGGGATAAAAGTGATAGAAATGGGGTGAGTTCTTTTTTTAAAGTATCAAACATCAAAACATAATCTTTAAACATTTTAATATTAAGTGCAGTAGGGTCTTCTTTAGTAGTAAATGGCCTTATATTATCTTCCTTAGAACTACTATTAAATAAATTAAAAAATTCTTCCAAATTCATCGTCATAAATATATATAGATATTAAGAATATATTAAATGTAAAAAAAAAATAAAAATTTTCCAAACTTAATTTGGAATTTAATATATATATTATTACATTGGAAATACGAGAGATAAAAAATTAGAATAAATAAGGGTATGAGGAGATTGTATTTCTATAACGGAGAAGTATATGTGGTATTAAGGGATATTCCTGTTAGTTATTTTTTTAATAAAGAGGGACAACTTATAAGAGAATTACTTCACGAATGGAAAGAATATTTAGAGGCGGATCATATTTTAAAAACAGAATCACATTTCTTATTTTGTGAAACTGTAAAAGAACCTGAATGGGAGGAAATACAACATGAAGAGTATCAATAAAGACCATATAGTTTTTAGAAACATAGTATTAAGTGGGGAAATAGATGATACTGTTGTAAAAAAAACTATTCAATGTATCTCATATATTAATGAATTAGATACTGATAGCGAGGAGAGGCAACCTATAAAATTAATTATTAATAGTATAGGAGGATCAATGTATGATGGGTTTGCTTTAATAGGTATTATAGAAAATTCTCTTACTCCTATTCACACATATGGATATGGAGCAGTAATGTCAATGGCGTTACCTATTCTTCTCTCAGGACACCAGAGATTCGGACATTCTTTAACTACATTTATGTATCATGAATGTTTAGATAGTATGCATTATGATAAAATATCTACTTTAAAAGAAAATCTAGATGAAGGTGATAGATTAATGGATATATATGATGAATATGTTTTATCTAAAACTTCATTTAAACGTACTCAATTAGATAAAGTTAAGAAAAATAAAACAGATTGGTATTTTGGAGTAAATGAAGCTCTAAAATATAGTGTTATAGATGAAATAATTTAAACCATGTCTTCCCTTAAACAAGAATTCATTAAATTCATCATCCAGGAAAAACGTAAGGGAACTATAAACTATCCTGCTGAGAAAGAAACTTGGGAAGTATTTACTAATCAAATAGATAAAGAAAAATTAACTATAGAAGATTTAATTAATTACTATAATTCATGTTGTAGATATAGTAATTTACAAGATTAACTATAGGGGGTGTTTTTTACAAATAAAATAAAGGAGAAATAAATTATGGAAACAATGTATTTTGTTTTAGGTATGCTCTCGATCATCGCTGCAGCAATTATAAGCGTAATGGTTTGGGGTATAGTTAAGATTAACAAACAACAACAATGGTTGGATCGAATCCAACGAGAATTTGATGAAGCACCACGTGAGTTACATGCACGATTTGCTGATGCGCATCGTGAATTAGATGATCGTGCTAGTTGGATTCATAGACGTATAGATGAAAGTGATGCCGCTCTTAATAGACGAATGGATCAGGACAATGAGCACATCTATAGAGAGATAGCTGATTGCCGTTCGTATATAGATTCACGTATTGATAAAGTACTAGGTACTAAGCAAGTAATTAAAGGATAATTATCAAGAACACCCCCTTATAGTTATTTATAAAAATAAAACTAATACCAATATAGTAGCTCCTATTCCTGCCCCTTCAGCTAGTGCTATACGTCGCCAACGTTTCTTACGAAGATTTTCTTTATTATATTTTTCAATAGCTTCGTTTTTTAATTTTTCTTCATTATTAGCACGATCACGTTGTAAAATAGCTTCCTGCTCTAATTCTTTATAGTTTTTATATAAACCAAAAAAAGCATCACGAGACAACATCAAAGCTTCAGTACAATTTTCAGAAAATCTAAACATTGAATCTAGATTATTTTTGTACAGGTCCTTGTATGCCAAGCTCTTTAATAGATTTTCCTCCTGTTTTTTGTTTAAGAATATCCCAGTATCCCCACGGTATACTATCCTTTGTGGTAATATGTTTTGCCCATAAACTATCACGTTGGCTGAAAGTAAGATTAGGGATATTAGAAATATCTTTAGCGTCTTGTACATTTTTATAAGTTATATTATTAATAATTGTTGCTTGTTTGGCATTATATGCTATTTGTAAACTATCTCGTACACGTAATAGACTATCTACTCTAGCGTTTAATTGTTCTATAGTATTATCTTTAGGTGGGAGAGGCTTAGATTCATTTATTTTTCTATAAAGTAAAATAATAGCCACAAGCATCAATGCCATTATTATATAATACCAATTATTTTTTAAAAAATTCATTATATTATTGAGTTGTTTCATCAGTAGGTTTATCTTCACTAGGTGGTGTAGGTGGATTTTTCTTAAACATTCCTTCAAACACAGTAATACCTAAAAGACCTCCAGTTAAGAAACATACCGCTTCAAACATAAACTCAGGTAAAATAGTTTCTCCATATATAGCTATATAACAAAATATAACTATGTTAACTAACATTACCATACCAGCAACTCTTTTAGATGATACATCATCGTTACCAGAAAGCATTTTACTAATCCAGTATTTATTTTTATTAGCCATAATTAAAACTCTTTTAATAACGTATAAGTAAAACAATTTTGATTGGCTGATTCACACGTTGCTATAAACGCACCAAATTCTTTTGGGTTATTTAATACTTGACAACCTGCAGACCATTTATCAATAAATTTACTAGCCCAATTAGGATTAGCTCTATGAATATTAATACCAAATAAACCAGTATCAGTTACAGCAGTTTCTTCAGCAATAGCGTCTTTATCATTATCACGAAATACTGTAATTGATTTACACTGTATTAGGGCTTTATATTGACCACGATGTAATCCAATCTTCCATGAATCTTTATACTGACCTGGTTTAAGTACAGCAGTTCCTTTTGGGTTCATTAAATTCTTCAACCAATGAGTACCAGGATTAGTAGTACCAGTATACCAACTTACACTATCGCCATTTATAATACCTATAAGATCGTCAAATTCATTAGGTACATTAGCTTTAGATCTAATTCCTACAATGTGAAATTTAGGAAATTCATAACCTAAATTCTTAAATTCCTTTTTTAATTCACTAACCGTGTATTTTTTCATAATGTAAAGATTTAATTTTATTATAAATATTAAACTTTTTAAAAACCTCTACACTATAACGTGATTTCATATCAGTATATATTATATTATTCACAATAAATTTAATTTAAAAAACAGAATTATGACAATTTTATTTTTAGTACTTTGTATTATTGCACTTGCAACAGATGTGGTTTTATTTATTCAATGGAGAAAATTAACTAAAGCCATTCAGTACTATACCCAAACCCAGAATACGGATATACAATCGTTGAATAAACTTATTTCTACATTACGACTAGATATAGAAGAACTACGATTGAAAAACACATCGTTAACATCCCGTGTAAATAATCTCTCAGATCAATTTAAACAATGGTCACAATTACACGTTGTACCATCGAAAAACGGTGCGTCTAGTCCTCAACCAACAAGCAGTGTTAATCCTACCCCACCAACACTTGCTCCCGCACCTAAGAAGACCTCTAAAAAGTCGCATAGGAAACCTAACAACAAATAAGCGACTTAGGTCTCAACAAAATGTGGAGGAGCGTTTGCTCCTCCCATTTTTTCTACAAACATACGTATATACTTTAAATTAAAGGTTTTTTTAAAAAAACGTGTCTTTTTAAAATTTACATCGTATATTTACGGCGTAAGTTAAATCAAAAAATAAAGGTTATGAGTACGTATGTTTTGTTGTTCGTGTTGTTTTCAACAGTATTGGGCCGTATTATTCACATCTATATGGCTAAGGAAAAACCAAATGTAACTACTGAAGTTATTAATTTTGGATTTCATTTTATGGCTGCTTATGTTTGTTTTGCTGTAGTACTGGGACTAAGCTAATATTATATAAGTATATCCTTGCGTCGACGCAAAAGATTTTTAGTAGCTACGAGTTGCGTCCCTTTGAAATTTTATCAAAATGCCTATAGTTAAAAATGGGAACATTTGCGCTAATTGTAATGTGGGTATGTTTGTTTCGCGCTATACAACACTATAGAACGCGATATGAGGTTCAACCTACATGGGGAGAAGAAACAGCTGATTTCCTTTTTCATATAATTTCTGCTTGTTTTGGTTATGCTTTGATAGTACTTGGATTGGTTGTAATTGGGGAAATTATTAACTTATTCAGATAGGATATAGGTATATACTCATCGGCTTGTATAGTTATATACTATATATTTTTACATCGTACTTTTTTTTCCACAATACGCCGCGTCGAGTGACAGCAATGCACGTGGTAGATACATGCGATACCATGTATATAGTATGCGGTATACGGTATATATATATCAACATAGTAGTAGTAACTAGGGGTGCATAGATGCAAGTAGGCGCCCTAAGGCACCTACTCACAAATACACTATGCAATTTTAATTATTGCGCATCGATTTTAGGCAATGCAGGGCGACCGCGCTTAATTTCAGCACCGCTAGCAATCAACTGTTCACGCGCTGCTAACTTTAACTGACGCGCACTATTTTCACTAACTGGACGTCCACGACGAGCAACACCACCATTAGCAGCAGCACGTTGTGCTTGTTCAGCTAAACGCTTTTGACGATCGCTATCTGCAACTACTGGACGACCGCGCTTAACTTCTACACCACTTGCTTTACGTTCTGCAATTGCTGCTAGCTTTTGCTGACGTGCACTGTTTGGATTAACTGGACGACCCAATTGAACGGTTACTACTGTTTCAACTGCAACTGTTTTTGTGTTTTTAACTGACTTTTTCATGTGTGTAATTATTAAATTGTTATTTTTAATTATGATATAAATTTACAAACTTTAATTTCAACGCCTAAGCACAAAATAACGATTTTTTTATTATTGCTATTTGCGCTTTTAACTTATGCTGTAAAGATAATAACATTCGCTTTACTATCCCAGCACGTAAATTAAGAATTAGATTTCATATGTTCCAATTCAATTACAATCATAGATGCTAAACAAGTAGAAATAGTAGCTATGCTCCAAATAACCATAATTGGGAACAAACCATAACAAAAGATACCAACATAAGCTGACATTAAGATAAGCGCTACAAAAGTGAAGTGAATTGCTAAACGGTTTTTCATATGTGTGTGTTTTTATTAATTATTGTATAAAGATAATATTATTCGCTTTGCTACCCTAGCACATAAGTTAAGACAAAATATCAAAACAGCAATCATCAGTTCTAAGTGCTGCTTCATAACGCGCTTCAACCTCGTACGGGTTATTGAAGTAACCAAACACAACATTACATTCATTATAATGCTTTAGGTCCTGTGTTGAATGAGTATATTCGTGAATAACTGTTTCAATCAATTCCCACACTGTTTGGATATTGCTAGGTACAACTATGATTTGGTTTGTATAAGGCATATACTCACCACGAGCATCGTTGGATGGAATTTCCTTAACGCTCTTACGTTTACTGATAAATGCACTAAGTTTAGGCATGTTTAGACCATAACGCTTACGTTTTGGTTTTTTCATATTAACTAAGCACCATCCCATTGTATCAGCTGTTATGTGTCCTATTTGACCATAAGTTAGTGACTTAATTTTAGTTGCTGCTGTAATCTTCTTCATGTGTGTGTTTTTTTAATTGTGAGCTAAAGATACAACGATTCGCTTTAAAACCCAAGCCCAAAAGTAGCGACTATCCCTTTTTGGATAGCGCTACTAATTTTCCGTTCACCCACTTGTGGGGAATATTATTTACAATCACATACTTTCCTTCGTGTTTAGGAGTTGCTTCTGACCAATAGTTTTTCATAGTGTATCTGTTTTTATTTATTAGCTATTTTGTTCATTATTTCTACTACTTCTTCAGGTGAACACCATCCTTTAACATCATCATGTTCTCCTAGTTGAATCCATTCTCCATTTGAATCCCATGCTGCTACTTCAGCTGTGGTTTTTCCTTTGTCTGAATAATTAGCTTTACCAAACTGAACACTTATGGTATTTCCATTTGTGAATGTCATTTGGAAACCATTACAGTATCCTAATTTGTCACCTGTTGTTGTTCTGAATTGGTTGTCGATTTGATTCTCCATCATATTGTTACTGTTTTTATTTCTTTTCTATAAAAGTAATATGTTTCTTCTTCCTGTCTAGGATCAGAAGTAGAGATTATCTAAAACACATAGCAACAAGACTATACATTCCTTTGAAAACATACCACATCGCAACTAAACCATACTTCATCATATAATAAGCTGCAATGCAAAACCAGTACAACATTTTGAACATTGGTTTGATTAACATTTTAGGAATGTCATAAACGAAAAACCACAGAGTTCTAAATGCTCCGAAAATGAAAAATAGTTCAAACATGGTGTGTAGATTTTTTAGTGTTTTTTTCTTTCTTTTCTATAAAGATATTGTTTTTCTTTTTTCTTTCTCGGTACAAAGGTAGGGGAGAAATATATACTTATATTTTCTTTTTTTGTTCCTAAATTTGGGGGGATGAGGGATGGGGATTAACCGTTCCGGAATCCCCTACCCACCACACACTAACAATTTATCACACACTATCCACACATCTTCACATTATATCCCCTTTGTTCCCCTATTTGTCACATTTTGGAAAAACCATTTAATCCATCCCGTCACGCCTCTTACCACGAATCTACTCGCATTAAAATCTTGTTCCGTCATTTCTCTATACGCCACATACTTTCCCCAATCTTTCTCGACACGAACTGTTACTTCATTAAGTAATCCCATTCCGATGAGTTCATCGATGTTAATATAGTCTCCCGTCACCATCCATTTTCCCACGTACAATTTATATTCGTTATAGTTTCTGAATATATTTTTATATTTTGTCATATTTTGCTTGAGTATTCTTTATGAAATGAATGAATAATGGTTAGTACTAGTACAACAGATATTATCTTTCCTCCTATGTTCCAATTCATTACGTTTAGTTCATGAGATATTCCTGCTACTAAACAATACACTACTATTATGGAGGCAATTATTTGCGATATAAATTTCTTCATTTTTTCTTTGTTTCTTTTTTTTATGCTGTTTAATTATCTTCCAATTGTTCAACAGTTATCTTAATTACACCCTTCAAATAACCAATAATGTAAGGATATTCTTGTTCTCTGGTTTCAAACATTCTATCAGTTATGTTGATTTGGTTCTTCAACATTTCGGCTAACTTTTTTTTCTGCTTCTTTGTCATGTGTGGTTTATTTTTATTTTTAACTTATACTATAAAGATAATATAATTCTTTACTTTATCTAGGGTAAAGATTATGGTTTTATCTTTTACAATGATGGTGCAGGCACATATAAACATTCCTCAGCAGTACCATTCACTTCAAATACAGTATGATTATTAAAAAACCATTCGGTGCATTTATCTATTCCATGTTCACTTATTTCACATTCATACATTTCACAGATAAGTTCTTCTAAATTATCTACAATGTAATGCATACCATAAATAGCTTTTTCAACTGCGATAAATTGTTTTTTCATAATTTTATTTTTTAACTTATGCTGTAAAAATAATATCTTTCGTTTTGGAATCTCGGTACAAAAATCTAGGTACTCAATTTAATCTATAACCAATCATTTTTAATTCTGCTGTTACGAATTGTTGTGCTTCTTCAATAGTATCTAATATATTGTAAACCGAAACTAAATCATCAATCATTTCATCTTTTTCTTCTTCATCTATAACATGTTTCATTTCTTCCTGAATTAGTTCTATTGTTTTGAGGCATTCTATTTTATCATAATATGTTTTTTCTTTCAACATAAACAGAGAATTTATTGAAATTAACTCTGCTAATTCAGGCATTTTTTCAAAAATTGGATTCATGTGTGTGTATTTTTTAATTATACTGTAAAAATAATATGATTCGTTTTAGAATCTCGGTATAAAGATTTCGGTTAACCAAATATAACTTCACCATACAACACTGTCTGTAACACTGCATCTGCAGTATCAGCATCACCGTTTTCGTTCTCCATGTCAAGTAAGTGACGAGATTCGGTTAACTGTACTTTTTCATGTATATCTTGAAGTGTAACGTCTACTTCATCCATACCATTTTCATTATCGATGAATTTTAGTTTATATCCATCACGCAACATTTGCAACAATACATCTTCAAAACATGGAGCATTAGGTCCAATTTTGGCACGCGATGATTTATATTCATCTTCGTTGTAATCTAATTCAATTCCGTATTGTTCTAGGTATCCTAGACCATTACATAATGCTGTGTGGAAAAATTCTTCTGATTCTGATGGTGTGAGTGTAATTTTCATGTGATTTATTTTTTAAGCATTAGTTAACATAATTGAAAGCAAATACTGATACTGTTCAGGACAATCAATACCGTGATGTGCGAATCGGGCTTGAATTGCTTCGATTGATTCAATATAATTGTTCAGCAATTCGTCAAATGATACATCTTCTGAATCGTTTAGTTCTGAATTGGTGAGCAATGAATCGATTTCAATATAACGTTCTTCAGTTAATTCACTGATTGTAATGATTTTATTCATGTGTTTTAAATTTATGCTATAAAAATAATATCAATTGCTAGATAATCTAGGTATAAAGATTTATTAACAAAAATCTATTTGTAACGAATATCTATTTGTTTCCCTAGAAATGCTCCTATGATTATTTCTTCACTACCTTCAAATATAAAATCGTTTTTAATAAACTCTAACAAATCATAGAAATTCTTACATTGCTTTATCGCATTGACAGAATTTTCTTTTTCTTTACATTTATCTGCTATATCTTGGGATATCCATTTGATGTTATCGGTATCTGTTTTAATATCTTGTTTTTGCAATTCAACTATAGAATCATTTATTATATCATCGAAAACTTCTTCATACATTTTAATAACGCGATTGATTCCTTCTTGAATGTTTAGGGTAATATCTGGTTGTCTCATTTTATTATGTGTTTTTAATTATACTGTAAAGATACGAACGTTAGTTTTAGAATCTCGGCACAGAAATTTAGTCAAAATAAATAATTTCTATTGCTAAAGCATGTTCAAACATTCCCATATCTTCAAACATTGTGTGTGCTCCATCAGCATCACTTAATTCTACTGCAGCAACTGCTTCGTTTGCTACTTCAATACCTACAGCTTCGACTGCTTCTGTAAATTTATCCATGTTATTTTTTTATATAGATTAGTTTTGTTCTAGATTATCTATAAATTCCATTACTTGGTCAAACAATTCTGCATCACCAATATCATTTCCATCTTTGTCTCGTAGAACAAAATCAATGACTGTACCATTATCAACCCATTCTTTATAGATAAGCACACCTGTCTCATCTTGAAGTGTATAGGTATGTTCAACCACTTCACTAAAAACTTCGTGTTTTAATAATTCAAATTTGCTCATGTGTTTTTTATTTTTAATTATACTATAAAGATACGACTATTAGCTTTAAGATCTCGGCATAAAAGCTTATGTATTATACCATTTTAATTCACCATTATGATATAATTCAATATCAGATTCATTTATCTTCAAATCATAATGATTCATTTCATCAGTTGTTCCATCAGTTGTTAAATAGATATTACCAGGTGTTGTTTTAAGTTTAGCTATAAGTGTAGCAGCTAAACATCCCGCTCTGTTAAATTTCTCACCTAATTTATCATCCATACCTAATCCATTCACTAATTTACCTTTTGATAAAATATCAACCATATCCTGTCCTAACCCTTCCCAATATCCATCCCAATGAACATATAGAGTACACAATGTTTTATCTTCTTCTTGAATTTTTACTGTTGCGTTTGTTGACATAACTTTTATTTTTTAATGATAGTGTGAAAATAATACTATTCGCTTTAGAATCTAGGCACAAGAATTTTGGTTTATCTTAAAATAACCACTGTTTTTATATCATCATCACCATTATCATCATCTTCGTCACTATCGTCATCATCATATTTACTAATAACAACTTTATCCATTCTGTGATACTGTGAATACGTTACTTGACCTTCATCTAATTCTGTTATGCTACTGGCTACTTCGCTTCTCCAATAATCACCAAAATTGTAGGCAAATTTAACTTCCATGTTTGGGTCGAAATCTTGTAGTGTTTCGATAAGCTTTTGTACTGTCATATTATTGTGTGTTTTTAATTATACTATAAAAATAATATCATTTATTTTAGAATCTAGGCATAAAAATCTAGTATTCAAAACTAAAACTCTCACATACCCAACGTCCATCAATGTTGATTTCTACCTGATAATCACCATCGTATGCTCTGTTTTCGGGATGTGTTAACCACACCCTGACATTTTGTTCTTGGATTTTTAAATAATCACCACTCCAGGACTGTTCAATAGTGTCCATTTGTTGTAGTTCACGCTTTGTAAATTGATAACCTTTCATGTGTGTTTTATTTTTTAATTAGCGACTTTTTACTTCTGCAATGCGTTCAGTTCCTGAGTTGATCATTTCAAATACTTTATCCCAATTACCAGCATCTGCTTCCCATTCAATTTCATGTTTTGGGTATCGCATTTGCCAATTTGACAAGGCAAAGGTAACGGTACTGAGTTTGAAATCACCATCACTATTTTTCTTTAGATTCAAATAATGAATGTTGTCACACATACACGATACTGTAGTAATAACTAATTCACGTGCATTTTTAGTAACTGATAGTTTTGGTGGGTTGTTGCGTAATTCGCGATAACTGAATTTTTTCATTTGTGTGTATTTTTTAATTATACTATAAAGATATGATTATTAGTTGTAAAACCTCGGCACAAAAGTTATGGTTATTCATTTAACCTAAATGTTTGGTTTTCTTTAGTTGTCATTCTTCCCAATACATCAATAAATTCATCTACTACATCAAGATCAACCATTCCATAATACTTAGATTGGTCATCGATTCTTTTCTTTAATTGTGTTGCTCGGTGAATTAAGTCCCAATTCATTTTTTTCATTTGTGTGTATTTTTTAATTATACTATAAAGATACGAATGTTAATTTTGAAATCTATGTACAAAAGTAGGGACCTAAGTCCCCACAATTGCACACATATAAAAAACACACACACTATCTTCGAGGCATTCTATTTTATCATAATTCGTAATACATTTGTAATTTCATCCATTATACTATCATCATCTGTTTCAAATACATCTTCTAAATTACTTATGATGTCCTTGTAAACTCTATCTTCATCAACTTCAATATCTATTGTTCGATTAAATGCATCAAAATCAAGATCAACATAATCTTCCATATCTAAATCTGATGCTTTAACTGCAGCTTTAGTTGCTTGTAATGCTCGTGATTGGATTTCTCTGGTGAATTCAATCAATCGTTGTTCACTAAATACATACTCTTCTTGTTGGGTTTGAGCATTGATGTGTGCTTCTAGCACTGTGAGTTTTGATTTTAGCTCGTTTAATTCTTGTTGTAACTGGTTCATAATGTATATTTTTTAATTATAGTGTAAATTTAATATCAAATGCTTAAAAATCTAGGATAAAAGAAAAAGATATTTTTTTTCTTCAAGTAAATACTCTACTGGTTCCATAGGCATTGTTAACATCAATTGACGAAGCATTTGCCATTCCATTCCAACTTGCCCTAGAATGTATTGCATTGTTTCACCATCTACACCCATTCCATCATTCAATTGGTTAAGTTTTGATATGATTTCTAATACTTCTTTATGCGTGTTCATATTATGTTGTATTAAATTATTATTGTGCTCTTACTACTTCATTTAATGGAACATTAAACCCATTAGGATCAATCACGGGTGTAAATTCACCTTCATTTTCATCAAAAACATATTCAATATCTAACCAATCTGTAACATCACAATCTTCATTATTCATTACTAGTTTTGCTGCTTCACCACAATCCGAAAGTATAACACCATATCCACAGCAATTTGAATATGTGTAGTATCCGTGAATTTTATCTATCATATTTTTATTTTTTAATTATAGTATAAAGATATAAATACTAACTTTAGAATCTCGGTACAAAAATTACTGCACATTTGAACTTAGTTGTTCATTTTTTCTTGACATTAAATACTCCCATTCCCATTTCCCCATACTAGCAATGCTGCTTTCTATGATGTAGTCTTCAATTCTTAGTTTTTGAATAACTTTCAATATGGTACTTGGAGAAACGTCTTTATATTTGCTGTAAATCATTTCTACAATTTCATCTGCAACACCAAATTCATCACTAACCACAGGAATTTTATCAGATGAAACCTCAGGTACATCTATATTCATTTCCTTAAGAAATCTATATGCATAACCTGAATTAGGAAAAAACGGGTTTTGAAAATCTTCCGGATTTTTTCTTTTACTGATTTTGAATTCCAATGATGGGAATTTTTGTTTTAGAAAATCAGATATAGACTCTGCTTGAAATGAATTACAATAAGCAAAAAACTGACCACTTTCACTATCTGCTATTACATATGGAAAATGCTTAACTATTTCATCATCAATATCATAGTGACTCACATCTCTACAAAACCCAGTAACATCAGAATCAATTACCATATCTGGGGGGAGCAAATCTATGATTTTTTGTCGTTGTGACTGAGAGAAAATCCGATATTCTTCTTTATTTTTCAATGATGGCTCAGCATTATTTCTATAAACTTTATTCCAAAATTGATCTAGTTCTATCACCATTTTGGCGATTTCAATCTTTACTTCTAAAATTTGTTCTGTGTTCATATGTGTTTTATTTTTAATTAACTAAATTTACTTTATTAAAATAACCACCAATCGTAACCATACATCTCATTTGTTTTGTAATCAGATGATATTACTAAGTTATCCTTACCTATGATTTCTTGCAGTTCTTGAGTCATAGATGGACCAAAATGATATCGAATATCTTTACATACCGCTATTACCTTATTGTTATGTACTGCTAGTCCTAGTGGATGAACCTGAACAACTGGTTTGAACGATTTTGATTTCCTGATTGCGGAAACGTACTTGTGAAATGAATTTACTGCCATTTTATTATGTGTTTTTAATTATACTATAAAGATACGAACGTTAGTTTTAAGACCTCGGTACAAAAATTATGGTACTCTCTTCTCCTAATATCCACTTTATAGTCTGGATTTGACCTTCTAGGAATGATAGTTCTGTTAATGCTTCCTGTTCTGCTTTTTCCCCTATTGATGCCTTAAACCAAGCATTTACCCCAGTTCGTGCAACTTTTAATTCAGCTAGATATTCTCTAAGTTCAGTTTCAGTTTTCATAATTTAATTTAATAAATAATTAAGTTGTCTAATTTCGCTTTGAAAAAATTCTAATGTATTTTCACATACAAAAACATGCTGTTGTAATTTTTGTATTGATTCTAGTATTTTTTCCCGTTCTTCTAAACACGTTGTTTGTTTTAGAAAATCCTTCCCAATTTGGATGTGTTTATTTCCTTCAGCAATACCCGCTTTTGCTAATGCTGCTAATCCAATCAACTCTTCTAATTGTTGATATTCTTGTATATCAGGAAAACAATACTTATTGTTCATATTATCTTAATTATAGTATAAAAATACGACTATCAGTTTTAAAATCTCGGTACAAAAGCAGGGGGAAAATCCCCCGCAATTGTACACATATAAAACACACACACACTATTCACTTTCAAATCCATAACGAATATGATCAGATGAAATCATAAATGTAACAATCTGATCAGTGTTTCCATCACGGTTTTTCTCAAATTGAAGACGTCGCTCAGCAGTATCAGCATCACGTTTGATAATTGCCATAGCATCCGTCATATGTTTCAACCTATTACTACCAGCAAATGTACCTTGTTTGGTTACTTGTTGAATGTTAATAAAACATGTATGGGTATTAGTTTTATTTTTCCCCATCTTATGTTTGTCCTGGAGTTCTAGCAACCATCTCTCACCTGCTACTTCAGTAGTTTTATATACATCACGGAACATACCTAAAATTTCAGCAACACTATCAATTGCAACCACATCATACCCTTCATCCAATACTTCTATCAACGTTTTACCTAATGTTTCTACGTGATTTTTTACAAACAATACAGGTACAGATGCAATTCTAGGAAGACGTTTACAATACTTAAAATATCCAATTTCATCCATCTCACCTGAAATAAATAGTACCTTATGGCCCTGTTCTGTTAGCCTAGCTAACATATCTAGGGTTAGTGTAGTCTTACCTGATCCTGCTCCACCAGCAATGACCATGTTGGTTGCAGGCATCAATCCTCCGTTTTCGGACAAAATAGCATCCAATTCAGAGTTAGTTTTCATTGGGCGAAGGATTGAATCATTAAATTTCAAATCCTTACCACATACAATAGTGATTTTACTCATGTGTTTATTTTTTAATTATAGTGTAAAAGTATAAACTTTAGTTTTAAAACCTCGGTACAAAAACCTCAGCCCATTATTTTAGAAATAATAACAACTAAATTTAAAACAATTGCTATTATACCGAATACTATAGCAAAGCGATACGTAAATTCTTCAAATGGTGTATTATTGTTGTATTTCATCTATATTATTTTTCAAATTTATATACATACTTAATTTCACTATACACTCCAAAATCATGGTCTATAATTTCACTATTGATTATAGCTTTAGCATGATTATGAGTAATAATTATATAATTTCCTGTGGGATTCTGTTGTATAAATGTTTTAACATTCATACGTTTAGTATGTTTTATATACTTACGTTCTTTATTATCCCATTTATGGGTCTGGGAATGGGTGAAGGGTAGGGTAATTTTGGTGATTTTATATCCAAATATAGTATTACTATTATTAGATAGATATTTATCTAACCAATTTATACTTACCCCACTCCCATTTTTTCTTCCTAATCCCCTCCAAAAATTATGAGCATCCTTATAACTACTTCCAGTTACTGTGGCTAATGCTCTTACACTACAGTCGTTTTTTTCATTAGTAAAACCGTGTGAATTACGACCGGCATCTGATTTGGTGAATTTAATCATGTGTGCTTGGTTTTTTAATTATAGTATAAAAATATAACTTTTAATTTTAAAATCTAGGTACACAAATTATGGTTCTTTAATTACCATATCACATAACTGGTCTATAAGGATTATACGTTCTTGGCGTTTAGATATATCCCATGGATTTTTATCTAGATACGCGTTTAATTCTTTAATTTTAAATGCTATTTCTTTCATACTATAAAAATACGAACATTAGTTTTAAGATCTCGGTACAAAAGTAAGGACAAAAAAGCCCGCTATTGCGGGCTTATGTTATGGTATGTTTTTAAAAATCAATATCTAGTTTCTAAATCATCAATAATAGATTTAGCCATATCTTCAAAATTTATTCTATTATTACCTCTACCCATATTCCAAACATGATTTAGAGCATCAGCAACATATGTTGCTTTATCACTTACATATGGATCATCAGCATAATCATTTGGGTCAATAGTATCATCATCATACTCTTCACCTTGCATTTCACTTAATTTTTTTATTTTTTTGCTCTCACCAAATGCAGCACCTGCTGCTGCTCCAATTCCTGAAGCTACCAAGATTGCGTCTAAAATTTCATTAGGTGTGTTAGTACCTAAAGCTCCGGCCATTACAGAACCAAGAAGAATCATAGCACCAGTTGAAAGTGCTATTGAAACTCCTTTTGATTTTAAGTATTCTTTAAATGAAACTTCTTTTGTGGTACCATATGTATCTTCAACATAGTATTTACCATCTTTTCTAAATGCAACTTCATTTATATTTTCATTTTCAATAGCATCTGCAATTTCATCTTCTTTTTTAGCAAGTTCTTGAGCATCTTTAGGATTTTGTTTAAGTAAACTCACTAATTCTTGGAAATCTGGATTGTTTTTGATTGCTGGGTTAATATTAGCAACACCTTCAGTCTCAACTAATTTTTTATACTGACTTTCGGTTACCAAACCCGCTATTTTTTGCATTTTAAGAAATTCCTTATTCATTATATTAGTGTTTTTATTATAAATATATCAGTTTTTATTTAAGATAAAGTAACCACCAATGAATACCCAATATCACCATCAGGCATAGAGGTGTATGTTACATCTGGGTTACCTGGGACTATGATTGTGCCTCCCTGGGATTCAATATATGAATGTACCTCATTGAACATATTTGCCATATCACCATATGCTTCTTCATCTCCATATTCTTCAGCTTCCCATACACCCTCAACTGTTTCTCCCTCTTCGGAATCTTCTGGTATTGATGTGTTTAGCATATCATCTAAAAATTCTGCAATTCCAGATGGTACCTGGTTTTCAGTAACTAAACCAGCAAGTTTTTGCATTCTAATGAATTCTTTATTCATGTGTTGATTATTTTTATTATAGATATCTTCTATATCTTTGATACAGTACATTGATTACACTAGCTACTTCTTCAGGACCAATTTGTCTTTCAGCTCCATCTAGTAAATCATTAATTTTTCCCATCAAATCACCCTTAGGGTTGTTTTGTGGATTAATTCCTTTTTGCCCAAATGTTAATTCTTGAATTTCTTCTCTTATAATTTGTTGCAATTCAGATTTTTTCATCTCAGATTATTTTTATTATAAATATACAAAAAAGCCGGTTCATCACCGGCTTTAATTGCATATTACACATTAGTTTTAACACGCATATTCAAGTGCAAGTTCAAACAAGTCTTCATTTACTTTTAGGTCCTGTTTGAAATTCTTGATTTTACGAGCTTTACGCATTTTGGCTCCAACTTGATATTCAAACATACCATGAATTAGTTTTTCTTGAACTACGTTGAATACACTCCAAATATCATCACCACTATCTTCCTTACGAGTTGGCTCTAGGAGTGATCTTAGATCAATAGTAATGTTTTGAACCTCTTCTTTCCCAAACCTAGTCTCTAGGGCTCGTTTTGCAAACTCTTCTTTTTGTTGTTCATTTAATTTAGTTTGCTTAAGTTTATTCATGCTATCAACAGTCAATGGAAGTTTTTCTACCATTGCTGTAATAGTGGATTGTAGTTCCTCAAATGTATAACCCATGTGACGAATTTTCAGATTTTCAAATTCCTGGGTTGAGATTACTAATCCGTTTTCGCAAACTAGGCGAAACAAACCTGCAGTAAAAGTAAATGCATTTTTACCATCGTGGCTGTTTGTCAATAGGATCTGTGGGAACACATCATCACCATCGTCACCTGTAATGGAAATGTTTGGGTTTCTAAATACGACTAGGTGTTTTTGGAAACCAACTCCTCTACGAGCTTTAACTTCTTTAGCATCAACAACTCCCCATCCTAATTTTTCCATGTCTTCAATAACACGATCTGTTGGAATGTGAGTGTATTTTTCACTCGTTTGTTCACCTTTACTAGATGTAAATACTGATGAAGCGCGTTTTTTAATCTCGGGCTTGTCGAGAAATGATGTGGTTTGAATGTCTAACATAACTTTTATTTTTTTAATTATGCTATAAAGATACGACCTTTATCTTCAAAATCCCAGTACAAAAGTTAGGGTTGAGAGATTTTTTTGATTTTTGTTTATTGTATTAATTGTGCAATCATAATTGTTATACCACCGGCGCATGTGGCGATGAAGTCAGCAAATGAAAAATCACTGCTGTCAGTATAGGTATCATAAAATTCCTTAAAGAAAGCAACACTCGCTGTGATGAATAAGCATGGACCTGGCAATATCCATACTGATCCAATCAAATATATTAATGCACCATAGATGAAATGATTTGCTTTGTCTTGAGGTAGTTGAGGTAATTTTATCATATTAATTTGGGGTTATGTCTCTACATGTTTCTAATAACATAGTTAAACCAATAGATATACCTTCTTTGTCTAACTTTTTTAACATACGTTTGAATCTTAATCCAATAATAAAGTGATCAATACCTCCAAACCATATCAATAATATAAATAACATTCCAACAATTGTTATGGGCCAAGCACTACCCGCAATTCCTAAAATAGTACCTAAAATAAAACCTATTACAAACACAACTTTTAATGTTTGTTTATTGCGATTCATCCATCTATATATTCCAATATCTTTATATTCTTGTTGGAATACTTCTCTAATTCTGTTATTAACTTGTTCTTGAGTCATAATTTTATTTTATGATAAATATTACTTTAAATTATTCTTTTACAC